TTTATCAGATCCGTCAATCAGGTTCGACGCTGAGAAGATCACAATGCCGGCGCTGAGTGCAAAAGCAAGCGCGGAAGTAAGCCCTTCATGTTTCGATCCATCGGTTCTTTTTAGGCCCTGGATAATGAAAACGCAAGCCAGGAACACGTTAGCGCTGATGTCACGATTCATCGAGTAACTGGCCAGGGCCAGCGAGAAAGCCAGACAGCTCCAAGCGGTAGACGGTTTCATTCTCGACCCTGCGGAATTTTGTATTGGTTGATTGTATGCGCTCTGGATTCGTTCGTCATGTCAATATGACACTTAGCGGATTGGCGGACATGAAAAAGCCCCGTTTTTTAGGTCGGGGCTTTTGGCACATCAGGACTGAGTTATCGACGCATCCCGCGCCGTCGGTTAATAGCACCGAACGCTCGACCGGGAAACTCCCAATCCTTGCCACCAGAAGCTAACAGGATTTCAGGTCCTGCGCTGGCATTGTCGCTGATGGTTGATACAGATGGCCGGCGCTGATCTCCGGCTTGCACTCTCTCGTTCTATTTCAGCGGGCCTAGTGGGTGCGAGCGCCGCAATCTGCCAATCAGCCTTGGCATTCATCTGCTTCGAACAATTGTACAAGGGCGGCAGCAATCTCGGCAATGGCGCCAGGCATCTTGCTGTAGGTATCTATCCGCTTGGCCACTTCAACCTTGCGCGTCGCCATGTACTCAACATGCGCTGACTGCGCATCCTTGAAAGACCCGAGATATATTTCTGTTCCTCGACATCCGAATCTCGCAATAAACCGATTCCCGTATTGCTGGACGCCCATAGGCAGTCCGCCGCGATCCTTTTGCTTCATGTTTGATATGAAGGAGTTAAGCCACTTTGGCACGAACGCGCAAAGCTCAGGGGAGTAATGTTTATTTCCAGACAGCAGAATGTCCTTGTCTAGGCACATTCCCTCGCCAATTCTAGGCGCTGCCCACTCTGAAAACGTAGAATACCTAAGCCATTCAGGGTCAATAGTGCAGCCCCGATAAGTAGGATATTTTTCTTTGTACCCTTCAGAAAAGCACCGCGTGAGCATCCCATACCACGCGATATAGATCGGGTTCCGCTTCCTTGTCGAGCCGGGAACGTCGTTGATTCCTACTCCGTATACAAGTTTAGGCACGATGGCATCCTAATTTTTAAGGCCTATTCAGAACCTTTAACCGAAAATAATAACTAGCGGACCAGTCAGCGCCAGAGCCCACCCGAGAAGGGCAATCGTCCTGACTATCCGGTAGCTCTCATCCTTACGAACCCATGCCATCCAAAGAAATCGTTCCGTTCCGGTAAATGCCCGACCATCAAGCTTTTCGCGAACAATCTGCGACATGGTTTCGTGCTTCATGGCCGAATCCCTCGCGCAATACGGTCCCGGCGAATCAGGCGGCGGCAACCTTCAAGGCATCCCCCGGCCAGAACCAGCATGAATCCGACGTACAAGTGAATGATCATAGCTTCACCCCTGTCGTCTTTCTGACTTTGCCTTCTGCCTCTAGGTGGCGCATATGATCGCGCAGGGTCTTCAAATCCCAGCCAGCGCGAAGAGCTTTGGCCATCTTGTTGCTAAAGGTCACGCATGCCAGCGCAGCAAAGAACAATGCCGCTGCGATGATGATGGCGCCACCAGCGACCATCACACCGTAGCCAAGCCATTGAGCAATATCGTTCATGATGCAGTCCTTTTTAGTTCTCGAGTCTTGGCCCGGTATTGGGCGGTTATGGCTTTCAATTCGTCAACGGTGTAGCGCTTTGGCTCATGCGGGCCTTCCAGCCAATCCACCTTTTCCTGGCCGATGCGCTTTATCAGCTCGAACCGATAAGGCCCGAGGTTGCCGGACTTGGCCATGTTGCAGTTGCGGTTGCATTGAAGGTGGACGTTCAGCGGCTCAAAGCGCAGCTCGGGGTGCCCACCGGCCGACCTGAAGTGGCCGGCTGCGTATTGGATATCTGCCGTAGTCCCACATGAGATGCACGGCAGTCCGGAGTCCCTGGCGCGCACCCAAGCATTGAAAGCGGTCTGCGCCTCGCGCATGTACTGACCTTTGGTCTTAACGCGCTCCTTGGCCGCTCTCAGGCTCTTGCGGTATTCCTGCTGAATCGCCTTGCGCGCCCTATCCTGATTCTTCGGCGCATCAATGATCGCGCACTTCGGACTGCAAACCGCCTGACCCATGCGAGCAGGGACGAATAAGGTTCTGCAGGATTCGACCCGGCATTTCTTCGGGCGCGGCTTCTTGGCTTGCAGGCTCAATGGACCAGTTCCTGTGACTTCTGGTGTTCTGGTTGGAAATCTCCACGCAGAGGCATAAGGTTCTTTTCGTGCTTTATCGCATGAAAGTCACGGAATTTGCACAACCATCCGCCGACACCCAGCGTAGGTCTAAATTGATATTCCTTCCCCGTGGTAGGTGATACCAACACTTCGCCAGGCTCGACGAACCTAATGAGCGATGCTGTTTCGCCTACATGCCCCCCAGCAATCACAAGCGCCAGATCCCCAGGCTTGAATTGATTGTTCATACAGCCTCCTTGAATGCTTCGAACTCTGCCATTTCCGTCAGACGCTCTTCAGTCAGCGTCGGCCAGTCATGCAGCACCAGGTATGCGCAGCACTGGCGCCAGAAGTCTTGGAACACCTCTTCGCCCATTGAGTCGTAGGACAGGCTGCGCGGCGTCTTGCGGGTTAACTGGCCAAGTCCTGGGATGTCGAACATCTCTTCGTCGCAGTACACGCCAGACTCAAGCTGTAACGCCTTTATGGCGTCGTGGGACTGCTTGCCGGTGAATCGGTCAATGTTCTGGCTCAGTACCCGGCCAAGCCCATGCACAAGCCCATTGAACCGGGGATTTCGCGGCTGCTTGAGGTCGGCGCGGATCTTGGTGTTGATCTTGAATTCACGCTCACGGAGTATCGACTTGTCGGCCTCGGAGGCTGGCACGAATGCAGCGACCTCCTTGCCGGTGGCCGGGTCAACGAGGCGGCGCAGCACAAGATACACGGGCATTGGCCTCGGCTTGGCTGGCTTAGCCATGACTCAGGGCCTTTTCAGGTTCTATTTTCTTTGAGTCGCGCAGCAGGCGGGCGACGTATTCAATGCCTCGCGGGGTAAACTTGGCAGATGTAAATGCGTGATCGTTGTGCTCGGCAGTCCCGGTCTTCACCTCAAACCGGCCGGCGTCGATGTGGTTGGCGTAGGGAACCCACTCGCCACTGATCTGGTATTGAATCTTGTTTTCGACCAGGAAGGCCCGGAATAGGTTCTCTTTGATGCCCAGCAGCTTGGCGACTTGGCGGAAGCCCTTGAGGCCGGACGATTCGACGTAACGGTCTACGAATTCAACCTTTGGCGCAGCGATAGCCAATTGCTGGGATTGCTGCTCGATCTGCTCAGCCTGATCTGCAGCAAGGCGCAGTGCGTCGGCGAATGACCTAGGCAGTGCGGGCGCCTTCACCTCTTCAAGCTCGGTCATTCTGTCAAATACTGCCGCCTGCAGATCGTAGCTGTACGACATTGCCATCAGGCAGGCTTCACGCTTCGGGAAGCGATAGGACGGGTAAGTTTGTCCGTTCTGCTGGTGGATGTAGGTGTCGGAAAAATTTCCGGCACTCTCCCCGAGAACCTCGACAACTTTTTTCATAAAGTCGGAGTGCTCAAGCTGAGCAAAACCCTTCGACGGGAAAAGACGCGCAACCTTGCGAGCCTCAGCCTTTCTGTGATTGTTGATAAGCATGACCAGCTCAAGACTTGTCATGCTTGCCGATCTTTCAACCAATAAATTCATTTCTCACGCCCACAAAAAAAGGCTTTGATTTGCACTGGTCGAAATCCTGATGGGTCTGGATCGAGGGGGAACTCAACCCAACAGGAACAGTGCAAATCAAAACCTTTGTTAACCCTCGATCCATTACAGCCGGGTTTCGACTCCCGTTCGCACATCATACCGCTACTGGCCTGGATTGGCCAATGGGTCTTTGCTCATGGCGGCGTCGATTACCTGATCTGCTTCTTCCTCGACCAGTTCTCGCTCCTCATCCTTGTCAAATGACAGCTGAGTGATGACCAGTGATCCGCCGTTGCATGCTCTCAGATGACGATAACGCTCAGCATCCTTCCGCAGACCTTCAGATTCGCGCTTGGCCTGCTCCAGCTCATACGCGCCGCAAGACGTGCATGCTCCGAAATACTCACCATCGGCCCGGTGCAAGTGGCCTGAACCGTCGCAGGTATCGCAGCCGTACTTTCGATAGCGCTCAACCTCGGCCTTCAGTCTTTCTATCTCGAACCCTGCGCACGGGGAATGACCGACTACTGGAAGGGCGGCGTGCTTTTCGCATGATTGGCTCATTGGGTTGGCTCCTGCGTTGACTTTGACACCAATACGCCTTTGTGCGTGCTTGTGCCATCAATCGCCATCGACGTGATGAAATAGTGGTTCTTCTTGACGTTGTAGACGATCTCTTCGCGATCAGTTCCAGGGTCAATTATCAGGCTTGCTCTAGCACAGATATGCGAGCCAGAAACCCTAAAGCTCAACCAGTCACCTAGCTGGACTTGCCCCGGCGAAGTAAGCGGCTCCCAGTCGCACTCAACCGGCGCGCTCGGCTCTGCGCTGGCTGATAGGGCGGCTTCAATATGGCGCTTGAACGAACTTCCGCCTGGCGCATCCTTGATATCGCGCAGCAGATCATCCCGCTCCGCTAGCCTGGCGCGCAGATCCGCCAGCTCATCGTTCATTTCGCGGATCACGCTACCCGGCGTGCCAGTGCGCTCAACTTCGGCGCAGGCGTCTTTGGCGTCGTCGTCGCAGTCAATCGCTATGGCTTCCTGCAGGTCGTTGCGCAGGGAGGCGATCAGGGCTTTCTGCTGCTCGACCACTTCACGCAATCTGTCTGTAGCTGGATCTTTGCATCCGCCATGCGGGGAGCACATTCCCGGCGTAAGGCAGCGGGTCATAGATTTACGGCAGATCATATCGTTCATGCTTTCACCTTCAGGCCTTGTGCGGCGATCATTCTCCCGCATCGGTCAATGACGTAGCCTGGATAATCGTCACGACTGAACTCTGTGCTTTTCGGCATCTCCACCTCGATAGCGGCGCGGCTTGCTTGCCACGGCGCAAAGAGGCGGCGGACATCGTAATTTGCGTATTCACCATCATCGCGCAATGCAAAGTGGTGGTCCTCAAACCCTGTAGTCATCGCCCACGCCTCAAAATCCTTACGCGATTTGTCGCTCATGCCATCCGCTCCTTCGATTCAACTATGGCCGCGATCCGCTCCAATCGCTCTATGGCCTGCCCCGCCAGATTCGCATGGTCGGCCTCATCAACTACCGGCATGACGACGAAACTGATGCCAGCCTTGGCGAAGGCGTGGGCGACTTCAAGGGATTTCCTGAGTTGTACCGGGCTGGCGCGGTTCATGGCTTCACCTCAACACCAATCAGGTCTAGCGCGTCAATCACAGCGTCCGCCTCATCCCATACTGAATGATCGAGCCCCATATCCTCAAGATCCATGTCGCATCGATCTTCGCTCTCGCGGCGAACGCTCCAGATCGCCCCAGCAACAGCCTCGCGTATCGTTTTCTTATCCATTTCTATTGCCCCACAAAAAAGGCTAGAGCGATGCAGTTTCCATTTCTGGAATCGGCGGACATGTTCAGTACATGCACTGCATCGCTCTAGCCTTACTGAATTGAAAGCCCGCCAAGGCTGTTCGCAAATCATACTGGCGGTTAACTTGCTTGGCTAGTGGTTTTTCACGAAACCTCTGCATGTGGCCAAATCAATCTGGCAGAGCGTAGAGCCTCGGCGTGATCGATGGCGGCCTCCAGAACGACCATCTGAAACGACTTGCCGGATGCGCGCACGGTCCAGTTTCGCTTGCTCATACCAGCCCCTCCGGCACATCAACCTCATCGCCGAGCTTGGCGGAGACGATGGCGCGGCATGCGGCGATCAAGTGGGTTTTGCCATGTTCGCACCCGGCAAAATCGTTATGTCCGATAATGGCCAGCAATGAACTCTCGTAGAGGCCGAATCCGATCATGTATTTTTCGATCAGCGGGCCGCCCTGACTCCAGTCAGCCGATGGCGAATAACGATACGGCTTGCACATCCCGCGATTAAGACCTGTCGTGTCAGCGACCAGGATGCCCTCAGCCTTCCCCACAGCCCAATCCAGCGCGGCGCCCGACAAGTCCCGCGTTTTAACCTTTACGAATCCACTCATGATTTCACCTTTACGCCTGCCGCTTCAATGGCCTCATAGACATCGCTGGAATACATCAAAGACCCAATTACCTTAGGCAATTCAATCAGCAGACTCTCCCGTGCCGCCTTCCAGCCCAGCCAGTAATCCGGGAACACCGCGTCGGGCTTTGTGGCCTCCCAATGGGCGCGGCATTCGGCCAGTTGTTGCTGTTCGGGCCTCATGGCCTAGCCTCCATCGTTTCCCGCCACTGATCGTGGATGCGCGCCCGCATGGCACGACTGCTGCTCTTGCCTTCAGAATAATCAATCTCATGCCGCGCATGCATGGCTATCGGCTTGTGTTCGTACCAGTACCATTCGCCGCCTTCGTCTTGGGCCAGGTACTTTGCCCAGGAGGGCGCATTGATCCAGTTAGGCTTGCTCATGCTTCACCGCCTTGCAGCCCTTCGGCCATGGGTTGTATTGCTTATCCAGGTACTGCCACGCGCGCCAGGCGGCTTGAGTCGAATTGTTCGCGTACTCACCCCATCCGCTTAGCTGAAGCTCGCGAGCAGTGCTCATTGGCGGCCGCGTACGCCGGCAGAATTCTTCAAAGTCCTTGCGCCTGCTCATAATTCACCTTCGTCGTCATATGCCGGGGTTCCAGCCGTGGCCAGCGCCAATACCTTCTCGGCCCTTGCCAGTACATCCGTGTACGGATCGTTCCAGTTCAGCTTGTAAGCCTTGGCCACCACCTCTTCAAGCATCGCCAGCATCTGCGGCGCCGTGCGAATCAGATAGGCGTTCGACCATGTCTCATCGCCGATCACGTACTTTACGCCGTTGTGGTCCATCGCTCCGAGGTTGGCGACAGCCAGCGGCTCATCGTCGCGCATCACGCAAATCGAGTAGTCCTCGCGATCCACCAGCCACTCTTCTTTGGTGTGATTGCTCATTTCGCACGCTCCAGCAGCATTGCGTCAGCATGCTTGTAAGCCATGCGCGCTTGATCTTCGCTAGTTGCATCAATAGGCCAATGGCCACCGGCGATCATGGCAGCGAATATCTTCGCCGCGAAGTAATCGCGGATGGACATGCCGCCGACCGAATGGACATCGATATCGGTCGTATATTGTTTTTTGGTTTCAATTTTCGGAAACGCCGGACCACCATCATTCTTGCTCATTTCGATTCTCCTTTCAGTGCTGACTCAATAGCCAAATACGCCTGACCTGCATAGGTCAGCACATAGTCACCGCGACACCCGCAATGACAGCCGGTTATCAGACCATGCTTAAGGCCAATGATCTTCATGAAGGCCCTGGCCCGCAGATCGCTAGTTCCTTCAGGCATCGCATGCAGAACGGAATTGCAATAATCCCCGCGAAACCACGTGCCCCAATACGCGCCTTCACGGCTATCGGTTGATTCCCAAAGTTTGCGGTTTTTATCTATCTGCTCAAGCACGGGCAGAACTTTGATGCCACCCACCTCTTCGGGGAAGTCCTCAGTGTCATTCTTGCTCATACGAAACACTCCTTTCCACGTTGTTAGTCGAAATTCAAAATCGAAATCAGTCGTCGTCGCCAATCTTGATTGATTTGCGGGCGCTTCCCCATGTGAACACTTGGGCAATGCCGCCGCCTTCTCGCAGCCGGTCAACGCATCGCTCTCCAAGCGCGCTCACCAGCTCTTCAGGCATCAGGTTAGAAATCACAATCGTCGGGATTTTCTGCTCGTATCGGCCGTTGATGATGTTGAACAGGGTCTGTTGCTCGAACTCACTGCTTTTCGTCGCTCCAACCTCGTCAATGACCAGCAAGTGCGGATCTATGAAGGCCTTGAAGGCCTCCGACTCGTTGTATTCGGCATCACGGTCAAAGCTTCCTTTGACGTGCTGGAGGATGCCGTAGACTGTCCTGTAGACAGCCGTAAAGCCGTTTTGAATGACATGCTGCGCAATCGCCGCAGCCAGGTGCGTTTTACCAGTCCCGACGTTCCCGAGAAGCAAAAGCGAGCGGCCATCGGCGTAGTGTTTATTGAACTGCTCGGCGTAAGAGATGCAGACACCAAGAACCTTGCGCTGCTTGTCATCCTCTGCTCGATAGCTGTCAAAGTTCTTTCCCTGAAACCGTGGAGGGATCATTGCGCTACCCAGCCGGCGCTCCAGGATCGTCGCCATGACCTTTTTGTGGTCTTCTTCTGCCTGTATGCGGTCTTCCTGATCTCGAGCCCTGAGGGCGCACACAGGGCACTTGCTGCCGCCAGGAATGTTGGGGGTGATGTAAGAGGCATATGCTCCATGCTCTTGGCACTCGGCGGCCTGCTTGCTAGTCACCTTCATGACCCTCCGCTCGATATCGCTTATCGAAAGGTCAAGTTGATTAGAATCCATATGTTCCGTCCCCGTTGTCATGCAGTCCTACCTCGTAATCACGCTGCCCACTGAAACCGCTGTGCTTACTAACGCCAACCGGTCTTGCCGGCTTTACCTCATCCTCCCATCGCTCAGCATTCAGCCATGTGGCCGCGTTGGGTATGAACTGGCCTTCGTCCTTGACCCACTGGTCACAGGTTCTATGGCTGGCAAGCCCCCGCATTATCTCGGGGTGCTTATCAGGTTCTATTTTTGACCAAGCTTTGATGGCGTCTTTCTTGCTCGCTTTTTTCGGATAAAGCTTCCAGAACGAATCGAACGACTCGGACGCTAAAACCTTGGTTTGGCGAGAAGGCTTTTGATCTTTATCTTGGTTATTGGTTATTGGTTCTTGGTTAGCATCGTTTTTAGGTTCGTCCGCATTGCGCTCGCTATGCGTTCGCATTGCCTTCGCATTCTTCCAGCGTGCGTTCGCAGAATCTCGCGCCTTTCCAGCCTTCGAGTGGTACTGCGCTATTTCTCGATCACATCGATTGTGATGCCATTCATTTTCGGTCAATTCGAAGTAATGCTTGAGGATCAATCGCACCGTTTTTTCATCCGAACGCACTGCGAACGCAATGCCTTCGCAATCATCATCGAATGGTTTTTCTGACCCGTAGTACGACCAAATCATCCTGAGATACGTCGCCATCTGATGGTCATCCAGATTGGCTGTGTCCTTCAGGAAGTCCCCTATGTGGTGCTGGTAGTAGTGCATTCCACCACCTCAATCTTCGCCGAGGGCTATGAATTCACTTACGCTCATGCCAACCGCCTTCGCAAGCTTTGAAACGGTGCCTATCCCGGCATGCTGCGAGTTTGCCAGCCTGCTGATGTAGACCTGAGAAACCTTCATGTCCCTGGCCATCTCGACTTGCTTGATCTCACGCATCGCCATAGCGATCTTTAGGCTTTTCCCTACGTTCACTTCAAACCTCCTGACCTTTTTCAAGATTCAGATGTTAACCATTAAAATCAGTTCAGTCAAACCTAAATGGTTAATTTGCCAAGCAAAAGAAAAGGCGCCGAGCATCCGCTATGCGGGCTGGGCGCCTTGGGGGTTATCGATGTGATTAGGTCGCAGCTTTCACCCAGCGACGAACGTACAGTTCACAGCCACTCGTTAAGCAGACGCCATTGGCAAACCCCGTGTGTGTTTTCGGAGTGCCGCACCCACAGCCGCATTTCGGTTTGCGACCCGGTCGTTTTGGCCGAGGCTCCATATACCTGATTTGGCCAGCAACACCACCAACCTGGCCCCATCCAGAGATGCCGCCTCGCATTGCAGCAGAGCGCGCAGCCGGTGAAAGCTTGTTCAGGTCAGTCATGGTCGCCCCTTCAGCTCACGAACCGCCTCAACGATCATGTCCGGCTCGCTGTGGTTGTCGATGCCCAGGGCTTCGCAGATCTCGCCAATGGTGATGGCTGCGGACACAAGCATGCGGTTGTTGCGATCGGCGTCCTTTCGCAGCGCCTCAATCTCAGCCAGTTGCAGAAGCTCGCGCTCGGTTGAGCGGGCGACTTCGGCGCGGTGCTGGTCGCGCTCAGTGCGAAACCCTGTCAGCGTGTCGAGCAGTCGCGTGCCGGCCGCGTGCTCGTTGCGGTAGAGCGATTCCCACTTGTCATGGTCATGGTTGAGCTGGTCGCGATCTGCCGACCATTCCAGCCATGCGTCGAGGTCGTAGTCGCCCTTCATGCCGATGCGAAGTTGGTCATTCTCAGCGAGCAGAGCTAGGACCGCGGCGGGGTTGGCGGCGGCTACGTACCGAAGGCATGCGTCCTTTTCGGTATCGATGCTTTGGTATTCCAGTAGGGTGCCAAGGTCAACGTCGAACACGTAGCTGGTTCCCGGCGCGTATTCCGGGCCAAACCATGGGCCTTCGGGCGCAGCCTCAGCCAGCGCCTTCAGTGCGGTTTTATCAATGGTCATGCGTCATAGTCCTGTGTCAGTCGTTTAAGCGCTCGGTCGTGGAACACAATGCCAAACGTCTTTTGTCTGAGAATCACCTTTGGATCTCGCTCGCAGCCGTGCGGCATGAAGTGCCAGCAAGGCCAGCTCATAGCTTCTCGCCAGCGCTCACCATGGCGGGCATGCCAACCGTTTGAACCTTTGATCGGTGTTCTTGGTTCTATCGCTAGAGTTTCAGCGCCACAAACCTCACACTTCGCATTTCGTGGCGCGAGATTTGGCGCGGTCATTGGGATAGGCCTCGGGCGCGGTCGATGGCGGATTTGGCTTTATCAACCCCGTCGCAGTAGGCTTTGTTGATTTCATTTCTTTTGTTGTAATCAAGTCGGCCGTTTTTCATTGCCCACTCCAGCGCCTCAAGCAAATCCGGCGCGGCGGAGATTAGGAGCGCATTGGCTTTTGCGGTCTTATAGCCTTCATCTTCTCCGCCAAACTGGACTGTCGCAATTGCGCCAAAACCAGACTGAGACTCAGAAAAAATATATGCGCATCCACAAGCTGATTTATCATCAGCAAAGTGCGGAATAGACCAAGGCCCCTGCGTGTGCTTGCCAAATTCTTTTGAATCACTCATAGTCGTGCTTCCTCCGTTGTTAGTTGAGCCGCCCATCCCCAAGGCGGCTTTTTTTTGCGTGCAATTCAGAACCGGTTCAGGCCCTGAGCTTTTCGGGTAGCCGGAACAGCAGGCCTTCGGATTGTTGCGACAATGCTTCGACCACCTTTGACGATGAGCGCCGCGCCGCCTCTTGGATCATTTCCTTCAGTGATTCCGGGACTTCGCCCACTTCCTGCGGCTTGCGCCCCGTTACGGCATTGTTAGCCATGCCACCATCTCCTATTTAGGCCCTTAGGCGTTCTTTGTCTTCGAGCATTGCTTTCAATTCAAGCGCGCCCTGTGCCACCAGTTGCTGGATCAGTGCGGCCTTGGAGCATTTCAGTTTCTTCGCCAGCGAGGTGACGTCTTTGTTACCCATCAGCTCCACCCCCATCTCGACCAACTCTCTACCCAGCACAGCCGGCTGAAGCCCGAGCGATGCCGCGACCTGACATAGCCGCTCGTCGTGGTACGGATCAAAGCGCAGCGTTCTTTCTCTCAGCTTGCGGTGTTTTGGGTTGTCGTACATGGTTCGTTCCTCGGTTGTCTATGCGGCCTGTCGCGCTTTGCGTGCGGCCTTCTTGGTTTCTTTCGTCGCCTCATCTGCGCGACGTTTTGATTCTGCCTCCATGGCCAGTTTTACGTGCCCCTGGCGCGGGGCCGGCACAACATCGCCCCACTGAGTTACTGCAGCCCTGCTAATGCCAAGCGCCATCGCCGTATTTCTCTTGCTGCCGAAAAAGGCAACCACGTCTTCTTTAAGCATTTCGCCACTCCTTCTGTATAGCCGCCATTGTGCGTTAATCAAATTAATTTTGAAAGCGGTTGACGGATTCTTTTTTGTTAAGTAAATTTCACTCCATCGAAGCGCAGGACCTTACGAGAACCTGCAAACCAACGGAGCAAGATGAGATGGCATACAAGATTCTTTCAGCCGAACAAGGATGCAACACTAGCCGTATGGTTCGAGTAGTAGACGGAGGCCAGCTTGTTGCAATGTTTCTTTCTTACGCTGACGCCGCCGAATACATCGAAGTGAAGCAAGGCAAAAAAGCAAAAGACCGAGCCAAGCGGAACACCTAACCATCAAGCCCCTTCACTGGGGCCTCTCCAGTACCAAAGGAAGCAACTCACCCAAGGAGTCACCGCAATGAGATTTCACATCACCAAGATTCTGTTTCTTCACACGCTTGGCAGCCTGTACGAAATCGGCACAGGCCAGAGTTACACCCAGCGCGTGTTGATACCTAAGTTGCTCGGCAAGCCACGCAAACCAAGTGAGGCCGAAGCCAATCTGCTGAACGAGCAGGCAGCCCGCTCGATTTAACCCATAAGGAGTCGCCGCCATGCTTGCCCATGTAATCCCGCTATCACTGCTGGCGCTGGTAATCATCCTCGCCATTGTCGGGACCGGCCTGCTGGTCTGGTACTTCAGCGCCGACGAACTCGACGCTACGCACCTGAAGCGCGACAACAAGGGGCGGCGCCGTAGCGATCAATGACCCTTAAGCCTGCCGGGCAAGCGACCGGGGCCTGAGAGAGAAATATCTGATACCAACCGAGAATAAATACATGAACAAAGAACAGATTTACGACGAGCAAATCAGCCCGCTAATGCAGCAGATCATTGAAATCAGCAAAGAGCATGGCATCGCGATGATGGCGAGCTTTGCTATCGGTCACGACGGCGAAGGGCCTAACGGTGAAGACTGCACCGGACTGGTGTGCAATACCTTGTTGCCTGATGGCGACGACGAGCCAAACCCAGTATTTACGCAAGCGAATGATCTTATCCGACGCCGAGGGCGACCCGAGCCGATGATGTTCACCACCAAGCATGGCGACGGCACAGCGACCATGACAGCGGTGATCTGATTTCACTGGCTAGCCTTGGCGACAGGGCTAGACGGGAAATCGACAGAGGAAATCTGAATGAATGGAATTTATATCGGCGACCGGAAGCTTGACCCGGACGAAGAGCACGAGCAGGAAGAATGTGAATGCTGCAACGGCCTAGGTATCAAGGCGCGCATGACCATGGACGGATGGGATGAAATGGAATGCCCAGAATGCAAGGGCGAAGGATTTGTAGTAATGACTGATACCGAGCGACGACAGAAAGCATTCGACGACTTTGATCCGCCAGACAACGATTTCGGAGAACCGCTGTGAACAGGCACGATCAGGCGGTAGACATCATAGAGGCTCGATTCACAGCGCTGACAAGTTCCAGTTCTGGAATGCTGCACGGCGAAACATCCATGGCCATCGAAATGGCCTACACGCTCGGGGCGATCGATATCCATCTGCACCGGCACTACGTCGCACGCCTCAGAAAGATCGTTGAGCGCGAGCAAATCGAATTGATGCGGAAAATGGGGATGAAGGCATGAGTCAGATTAATTGGAGAAGTGCGCCTGAATGGGCGAACGCAGTAATCAAGTCGAAGGACGATCAGGCGTTTTATGTCTCGCAGTTCGGCGGAATCTCCGCTCGCCAGCGGGTAGGCTATTCACAAGTCGATAACGATGCGAGCGCGGACATGATTCATCCGCATGACTGGACGCTCGTCGAAACGCGTCATCCAGCATGGTCAGGCGCTGAGCTTCCGCCGATTGGGGTCGTATGCGAGATATCACCGCCGTATCGCGATCACGGAACCAAGGTGCGCGTCTTGTGCCATGACGAAGGAGATGCAATTTGCCGGCTGATCGAAGGTGACGAGCTTGGCGATATTCGTCAGTTCATGGCTGCCGAAATTCGTCCGGCCCGCACAGCAGAACAGATCGCTGAGGAGGCGCGTCAGAATGCTATCGGCGAGATGGCCGAACACATGGCCGGCTACAAGGACGTGGGAGAGCCGAACGAGAAGATGGTATCGCTCTCGACTTACCTGCATGACCACGGCTACCGCAAGCAGGAGGCCAAATGAACACCATGACCCTAGCCTTCACCCACAAGTCATGGCTTGGCGCTCTGTCGCTGGCCTATGACGCGGGGATCGAAAACGTTCACGCCTGGACGCAGCGGGCCTGTTTGTGCGGTGAGTGGACTGTGACCTACTTGGTGAAATCGTGAGCGGCTGGATCAGCGTAGAGGATGCGCTTCCAGCACCAAACAAGAAGGTACTGGTTTGCCGGGTTGGAAAGACTCGACATCCGCCGTTCATGGCGATCCGGAAGAATCGCGAGTACAAGCCGTGGGAATACACGGACGGCGATACTTGCCATACGCGAATCACTCACTGGCTTCCAATCCCGGACATGCCCGAATGACCAGCTACCAACGCGCCAAGCGCTACGCCTACTGGCGAGGGAGTGCAATCACACTTCTCGCCTGTGCCGGATTCATGCTTGCCAGTGCGCTGGCTGGGCATATCACTGGATGAACGAACAGGTTGTTGAGGTTAAGTTTTAGGGTATTATTCAGCTCGCCAAGGCCGTGGAACGCTAAAGCAAATTATCAGGATCGACGGCTATCAAAGCGTTTTGGAGTTGCCCGTTCTGTGTCTGACCGACAAGCCGTCGATCCAGGTTATTCACAGAGTTCCACCGGGCAACCCCAAAGCGCTTTTTCGTGGGAGAAGGGAAATGTCAGAAGCAACAGAAATTGCAGTTGTTCCATCGAAAGAAAACGCCTTGTCAGTGTTCAGTGCGGCCAGCGGCCTTGATCCGTACCTGGCGAAGATCCGCGAAGAGATCGATGGGTTTGTACCAGATATCACCACCGTCAAGGGTCGTCAGGCAATCGCCTCTATCGCCCACAGCGTTGCCCGCTCGAAAACGGCACTGGACAACATCGGCAAGGAGCTGGTCGCCGAGCTGAAGGATGTGCCGAAGAAGATCGATGCCGAGCGTAAGCGGATGCGCGACCTGCTCGACGCGTGGAAGGATGAAGTGCGCAAGCCGCTGGACGACTGGCAGGCCGCCGAGGATGCGCGGGTTGATAAGCACAATGACGCCATCGCCCGCCTGAAACTATCCGCCGAAGCGCTGGAAGGCATCACCGCCGAGGATCTGGCTGACCGCATCGCCAAGGTCGAAGCCATCACCGTTGGCGAGCAGTGGGAAGAGTTCGAAGCCGAGGCGCACCGAGCCAAGGCCAAGGCAATCGAAGCGCTTGGCGCGGCGCTGGCGAAGCGTGAGGCATACGACGCCGAGCAGGCCGAACTGGCCAAGCTGCGCGAAGAGAAAGAAGCCCGCGACAAGAAGGACAGCGAAGACCGCATTGCCCGCGAAGCCGCGGAGAAAGCCACCCGCGAGGCCGAGGAAAAGGCGCAGCGCGATCGTGAAGCGCAAGAGCAGAAAGCCCGTGACGACCAGGCAGCCGCCGAGAAGCGCGAAGCCGATCTGAAGCTGCAGGCTGCGGAATCAGATCGCCGCGCCGAGCAGGCAAAGCGCGAGAAGCTCGAAGCCGAGCAAAAGGCAGAGCAGGACCGGCTTGCAGCCATCGAACGCGAGAAGCAAGCGGTTGAGCAGGCTCGACTAGATGAGCAAGCCCGGCAAGAGGCAGCAGCGGACGAAATCATCCGCCAGCAGAAAGCCAGACAGGCCGACATGGCGCACAAGTCAAAGATCTTGGGCGCCGCGAAGGAAGCAATCATGTCGATGAACATATCCGAGGAACTGGCCAAGGCCATCGTCCTGAAGATCGCTCGCGGCGAAGTTCCGAATATCGTTATCAACTTCTGAGGAATTTTCAATGTCACAAGAAATCATCATGCCGCCAGAGCGAACCCAGTCAGTCGCCCTGCACCAAGACCAAGAAATCAGCATGCTCGCCACCATCAGCCGGCTCGCCCTCGATCCGCGCTGCGATATGGAAAAACTTGAACGCCTAATGGCCCTTCAAGAGCGGATGGAAGCCAAGACCGCCCTGGAAGCGTTCAACGCTGCCTTTGCCGAAATGCAGTGCGCCATGCCTTCGGTTGAGAAGCGCACCCAGAACACGCACACGAAGAAGATGTATGCAGACTTGGACGATATCAACTACGCCATTCGCCCGGTCATGGCCAAATACGGATTTGGCGTTTCGTTCAAGGTGAAAAACAACGACGGCGCCGTAAAGATCATCGGGATTCTGATGCACAAAGCTGGGCACCGCGAAGAAACTGAAATGATTTTGCCGCTGGATAAGGGCGCCCAGCGCAGCGCTGTGCAAGAAGTTGGATCGACCACTACCTACGGCAAGCGTTATGTGATGTGCGCCCTGCTGAACATCACCAGCGGCGACGACAACGACAACGATGGCTATAAGGACCAGGGCGAGCAGTTAATCACCCCTGCGCAAGCCCGCCAAGTTCAATCGCTTCTCGATAAGTGCAGCGCTGCAGTGCACGCCAACTTTGAAAAGATGTACGGCGACCCTGGACAGATTGCGAAGTCCGCGCTTGACGGCGTAATTGCCGGCCTCAACAACTCCATCTCCAAAGCCAAAAAACAGGAAGCAGCACAATGACCATGCAAATCATCAAAGATCTGGAGCAGGGCAGCGAAGAATGGTTGGCGATCCGCATGGGCATTGTAACCATGTCGAACATGAGCGCGCTGCTGGTGAATGGCAAGGGTGAGGAAGGTTTCGGCGCCGAGGCCTTCACCTATATGAACACGTTGATCGGCGAGCGCATCACCCAGGAGATTGCTGATCCGTTTACCGGTAATCGTCACACTGAGCGCGGCCACGAGCTGGAGCCTAAAGCCAGAGCCCTGTACGAGATGCAGACCGACCATTCGTGCGAGCAAGTGGCGATCATCCTTAACCACGGGTGCGGCTATAGCCCGGATTCATTAGTGGGAGCGGACGGCCTGAATGAAATAAAGACCAAGCTGCCCAAGTACCAGGTTGATCTGATCCTGTCCGGCGAAGTGCCTAAAGAGCACCTGGCCCAGTGCCAGGGTGGACTCTGGATTTCGGGCCGAGAGTGGATCGACTTCATCAGCTACTGGCCTGGCATGCCGCTGTTCGTGAAGCGCCTTCACCGCGACGAGGCGATGATCCGCAAGATGGCCGAGCGCGCCAAGACCTTCTATGAACTCCTTGAAGACCGCATGAATCGCGTTCTGGGGATCGAGGCATGATCGATAATCAGATCCTAATTAGCACCCACCGGCAGGCACGACTGGAGGCGGCGCAAGCCGCTTTCTTCCAATCAGGCGGGAAGGTCGAAGAAGTGGCCGGCTTCGAATTCAGGCCGAAGCCGCCGCGCAAGCATCCAGAGCCTGGCGAGAAAAAGCCGAAGGGCATCCATCAGCGCGGGGCTCGACTGGAGCGCAGCAAACAGCGCTCAGCACTCATCGCGGAGATGGCCAAGACCATGACGTGCCGCGAAGTGTCGGCAGCCGTAGGGATGGCGCAAACCACGTTGTGGACCATGGCGCAGCGCGAGGAATTCAAGTTCCTTCCCGACACCATGGGCAAGCCCAATGCGCGATCCGATGACGCCAAGCTGATCGAGCGCATCACTGCCCTGCGCGATGTAGGCTTGACGCGCCACCAGGTGGAGAAGCAGATGGGCATCGGGAGCGGGACTTTGCGCCGGATCATCGACGACTACGACATAGACTTTCCGAAATTCAGGAATCGCATGAAATCAAGCGAGGCACTATGAGCGACTTCAGTACGCAAAAAGGAGTGAGGGCGCGCAAGGATCACATCTGTAGCGAATGTAGAGGGACCATCAAGCAAGGGCATCGGTACATGATCCTTTCGGGGGCTACAGATGGCCAGGGATATAGCTTTAAGAGGTGCGCCGGATGTCACCTGGCATTCAACTGGCTTGATCTGACGCTTCGTGTCGGACCTTATGGTATGCCAGATGATGAAGGGATCGAGTTTGGCGCCTTGCGTGCAGAGCTCGCCGAATATGCAAGCGAATCACGATTCGACGATCCGACATCATTACGGCATCTGCTTGGGATGGCTGAGCGAAAGCAACAAGCAATACTAGAGGGGCTTGATATAGAGCAATCGAAAACCTGATCTGAAAATAAATCAAAAATACATAGATTGCCTATATACAGGCAGACATAAATTGCCTAAAGTACCACCCATGCCAGCCACTCAGGCTAGGCGAACAACGGAGAAAACGAGATGTATATTGATTATGAAAAGCGCTGTGATATCAGCGCAATGATCGGAAAAATCATAACCGGCGTTCGACACCTTGAGCAGGGAAGCGATAGCGTTGTTTTCGAGTGTGAAGATGGCACTGAATACACCATGTACCATGATCAGGACTGCTGCGAATCCGTTTCAATCAGTGATGTAGAAGGCGATGCATTAGACCTTGTCGGATCGCCGGTTGTCGTTGCAGAAAGCGTTGATAGCTCTGATTTCCCTGCGCCATCCGGAGAATACGTTGAGTCTTATACGTGGACGTTTTACCGGATCGCAACATCTAAGGGTTTCGTCGTGATCCGATGGCTTGGTGAATCAAACGGCTATTACAGCGAATCTGTTGATTTCGCAAAAACGCGCTGACCCACTAAAGCCCTTCGCTGGGGCTTGCCATCACACACGGATTTCAACAATGAAACCCAACGCCAGCAAACACAAACCGGATGCCGCCTACCTGCGCGAACTGGTAAGCAAGTCCGGCAAGACACAGGAAGAGTGCGCAGAGCTTGTCGGTGTGAGTGCCCGGATGATGCGCTATTACCTGAGCACCACCACGGCAACATTTCGTCCGGCGTCTTACCCGGTCCAGTTCGCGCTTGAGTGCCTGGCTGATCCAAGGAGCTGACATGGCCATCAAAAGAAAGCCGCACAACTTCAAGGCGCGGATGGAGCGAGCGGCACGGGCGCTGCTAAAGACCAACTACGCCTGCGTGGCGAACGTCGAGCCGCCCGACCGTCAGATCATGATGCATTGGAAGAACTGCACGCAGATCCGTAGCGAGCCGGTAGCCAATGCACTCTGCGACATCGCGCACCGCTGGACGATCTACATCAGCGTGTTTTGCGAAACGCCGGCCGGCGAGCAGTACAGCAAGTCGATTCAGTTCACCACGGACGGCGTGCATCTGGTCATCAATCTGGCCGAGCACATGGAGCAATACCATGCCGAGCTGTGCGCCAGCGCCAACCGAAACCACGTCATTGGGTCGGGCTGGATTGCTGTTCCTGACGCCGTTGACCTAACCGAAGAGCAGGCAGCCAAGGTGTTTAAAGCCATGGGCGCCTGGACGAACAAGAGAGCAGCATGAAACGCATCAGTACAGCAGTCCGCACCCGAAAGCGGGCCGAACAATTTCATTTGCCGCCGAGCGGCCTAAAGGAGGCCGTCCATGGCTTTGACCCAGCAACAGCGAGACGAGAAACGCCGCGAGAAGGCGGACAGGCTTCAGGAAGAGGATCTGCGCCTAAAGGTGCGTCCAGGTACTAAAAAGGCCTTGGCTGACCTGATGGAGTGGGCGGGGATCGACGAACAGGGCGAGGCCCTGACGCTGATGATTCACCATCTGCATGCGCTTGGCTCAGTCAAAGCCAGGCCCTTATTAGAAGTGCCGCACCACGAATACGCTGTATCGCCGATTGTGGTGCGAAAACTTGATCAGGCCTATCAGCGTGAAGCGCTGCGGGTTTGCCACGACGAGTAATTTTTCATAACGGACTATCGGAGGTTTGAAAAATGAGTGAAGTGAAGAAGTCTGTAGAGCACATGAGCACTGGGCGCCCTGAAGCCGGCGCGCACTACGCCGCCCTATATAACGAGGCGCAGTTTGAACTGGCTGCGCTGCGGGAAGAGCTGGCCACTCTCCATGATCAGCATGCAGAGCAAAGCTGCATATTCTGCAATGACAGCGGCCAGTTACTGACTGAAGTTAAATCGTTACGCAAGCGCCTGACAGCCTCCGAGCAGCGGAATGCGGAGCTTGAAGCTCAAGTTGATCATAAGAACAAAGGTATTGAATTTCGGGACGTACTGATTAATGCGGTTAGCATGTCTTCGAAAGAACTTCTGATGGCATGGGTTCCTTCTGACTGGGAAGCCAAGCGCGCGTGTCTTTTGAGTAACGCACAACCCACCGAAGCGGGAGCAAGCGAATGAGCATCCATCACTTGAAAATCCAGCGCCAGCCATTTGAAGACCTTGTAAGCGGTCGGAAAACTGGCGAGGTTCGCAACTGCGCTGACCGCGAGTTTCGTGAAGGCGACCACGTCGAATTGTTCCTGATCGATGAAACCGGAAACCCGGCAAACAAAAGTATCGTCCGCACCATCACGCATATCCAGCGCGGCTACGGTCTGCCTGATGACGTCTGCGTTCTTAGCTACGCCGCCCCTGTCGTCGAGCGCCAGCCTCGTGCCTGGGAATGCCTTGCGCTCAAGGGTGTCAATGGCGAGCATGGCCGCTACAGCCGTGTTGCAACTTCACCCCGTGAAATGCTGGACTTTGTTACTCACTACGATGGTATTGGTGCGGCTGTAACGGTTATTGAACTGTTCACCGCTCCGCCCGAACTCGCCGAACTGCAAGCCACCATCGCACGGCTAACGACGGAGAACGAATCGGTCAAGCTCAACCTTGACAAGACCGACAAGCGCTACCTGGCGGCTGTTGCCGAGATCGAGCGGCTGAAGGGTGGGCAGGGTGAGCCGGTGGCGTATGTCCTCCACAAGAATGGCGAAGTCGATTGGGACCAAGAGGTCGTAATTTCAAATACTGGCGGCGATGAGCCGGACGAGCGATTCGAGTGGCGCCCTGTTTACACCTCGCAGCCCGCGCCGGTATCGGTGGACCTGTCCGCACTCCGCGAGTACCACGCCAAGGCCATCAGCAACTTGAAGTCCTACGCCGATGACGATGGCCTGCGCGACAGCGATATCAAGCACTACACCAAGCGCGCCGCATTTCACGAAGAGATGGTAGCGCTGATCGACAAGGTCAAGGATCTGAATCAATGAGCAAGATCTACCGAACCGCCGAGGTGCGCCGGAACAGTTCGCCGACGCCAATCCTTGAGCTGAACCCGACTTGCGAGTATTGCAGTCGGCACCGATCGCACGGCAGTCACGCGGCCCGCTCGAAGAAGCGCCAGGCCAAATATCAAACGGGGAGACAGTCATGATTGCGCTTGCTTGGTTTACCTACGTGTATTGCTACAACGGACCGCATCGATAAGCAAAAAAGCCCGCGCAATGCGAGCCCCTTCTGAACTACCTAGGATTCCTAGGTAGTTGCCTCCCGGGCGTTATGGACAAGCTAAAACCATCACAAAGGAACGTCCGTATCACCCTCGTACCACGACAGGAAGTAGTCGATATCGGCGGTTCCGCTTCCGGTATTTTTGAACTCCACCAGGTAGGTGCTGTTCGCCTTGAGAATCCTGTCGCCGCCAGGGGCCAGGCCGGAACCTGCGCGCTGACCCGCTGCTGACTGGCTGAATATCCGCTGCGGATCGCCCCAAGACGTACCGTTGTTTCCGGCTGTCACGCCTCCCTGCACAGCTACAGTGGTCGCCACCGGGGATATGTCGTTGAAGTTCTGAGGGATAACCGGAGAGCCGCCCGTTACGGCTGAAGGCTGCTTGAAGACCTGAATCTGAAATCGCTCGCCGTTGCCGTACATTTCACGCGCCTTGATTAGAGCCTTCTTGGATCCGGTCGTGAATAACAGCTTGTAGGTGCCGGTCGTGGCTGGAAGCTGGGGCAAGTTATGCTGGATGTAGAACTGCAATCCATTCTTGACGTTGAAGCCTACATAGCTTTCGGTGCACATCGCCGCCAGGCCATCATAAAGACCTTCCGGCGTTTCGTTCTGGCTTACCCATGCGACCGGATTAGCACCGCCGACAAGCCCCGCAAAGGTGACTCGCACCGCATCAAATACACCGTCTGCGCGAACCTGGAGAAGTCCGCTCGTAATACTGACAGCGCTCGCCTTGCTAAGGGTAGCCCAGCTTGTAGAGCCCGGCTCTCTGGTGGCGATGGAGACGGTGCCAGCACCCGGCGCTGTGCCGAAGTTGACGGTGATTTGCGAGCTGCCGATTGTGCTGCCGAGAATCGCGAACTCTTGCGCGCCGTTGGACGGCGAAAGAACCTTGCTAGTTACCATTTTCTATCCCTCGATAAGACGCTTCGCAATTCAATCCACGGATTCTGCCTTCATCAGCATAGCTCGCCAAATCTCCCGCTCTTTCATCAGCGCGCTTGAACAGCTCGGCAAGCACCAGGACGGCGCGGCTTGCTGCTTGGCTTGCTGCGGCAGTACAGGAATGGCTGCTGGCTTGACTTGCGGCACGGCTGGCGACTCTATCGACGTCGTTGCGCAGGCCGTCAGCAGTAGCGCGAGCGCTGACAGCATCAGCAGTTGCAGAATCAATGGCTTTCTGACCATCTTGGATCACCTTGTTGATAGATTGCTGACGGGCTTGTTCCTTGGTTCGTTCGGCAGTCTCGGTGGCGGCCAGCGCTTGGCTGTCGGCGGCGTCACGGCCAGACCAGCGCGCTTGCCACTCGGCATTCATGGTTGTTCGGCCATGGCTGTAGGCAGCGAACAGAGCGGCAACGACGACTGCGATAATCGCCAGCGCTCCGGCCACTTTGCCCCAGATCACGCCAACACCTTCAGCGCTCGCGCATAGAATTCCTGTCGCTCGGCCAGGCCGTTCAGTCCGCCGTTAATTCTTTTGCATATCCCGGTTTCATCCCCGACATCCGCCAGCGCATTCAGGTTGCGCGAATTCCAGAACCACGCCGCCGACTTGCAGGCCCACTCGGCTTGCTCCAAAAGCTCGGGCGTACTCAGCAGTCGGTTATCCCCGAACAAGGCCTTGCTGCACGCCAGGTAGTTGTCGCGCCCGGTGATTTGAATCAGGCCGCGCCCTCGGTATTTCTGCCCGTCACCGTCGGCCTCTGGCGTGTTGCCCAAGCGTTTGGCCAGTGGCCCGGTGTCGTACTTGCTCAGGTACTGGTCGCCGCCCAGCTCCTTCACATAGCGGAACTGGCCGGACTCATGCCCGACTTGAGCGATGAATGCCGCCATGCGCTTCGGCGTGCTGATCTGGTATTGCTCCATGGCCAAGTTCAGCGCAGACGCAAAAACGCCTGCTTGCTTGCCGGCATTTGGGAGGATCTGTAGCAGCTGCTGCGCGGTGATTGGCATGGCTTTCTCCATTTAACTGTTTAGATATGCGGTAGTGCTTGGTTGTATCGACAGCGACGACACCTTGGCGCCCGTTATCTTATTGCAACCGATCCTGTTAGAGGATGCGTAACCTCTCTCGTAATTCCATTCAGCAATGCCGTAAAGCATCTTAGAGGGTGCCGCATAGTACCCGATCACATTTCCTTCAATATAGTTGCTATTGCAATATGTCCCGTACAGCACAATGCCGGCCGTGAAAGCCTCTGACAGACCGCAAGGGTTAATAATGAAGTTGTGGTGGACATGATTATCCACGGCATTGCCCGCAACGGCGATGCCAGACTTCCCGCAACCATTAACCGTATTGTTGTAGACTTGGTTGAGGTTTGCATAAGACCTTACAGGCGCCACATTTGGTGGGTACACAGTTTCGCCAGAGATTGATATTCCAAAGTCTACGGATTTGCCAGTATCCCACCGCGCATCGTTATCGTGAATCCTGACGCTGCCGCTGTTGGTTATTTGATACGCTTCAAGTGTCGTGTTGTAGGCTTTATTTCCAGAACAATCACCGCCATCTGTTTCGTAATAGCTGACCCCAAAGCATGGCGCGTTTTCAACGTACCCAAACTGCACGTCGTTGTTTGAACCTTTGTAGATCTGAATGCAATGATCTGCGCCGGGCGACGACAATTTATGATAGCGAGTTTTAGTCCTGATGCCGTATTCGTGCCGGATACATTCAATTTTGGCTGACGGCACTTCGATGTAATCAAACACACAATCGGTGCAGCTCTGCGAAAAAACCCCGAAACTTTGACCAGAGTTGGTGAAAACAATATTTGAGAAATGACTACCAGTAGAACTTTGAACTTGCAACCCGACCAATGACACGCACGCCGGGTCGATATCCACCGCCAGGTTACTCAGCTCTACGTTATCGGCGTGCGAGCAGTTGAGGAAAATACCGCCACCACTCGTCGCCTTGAGCACCGTGCCTCGCCCCTCGCCCGTGACGCGGTGCCCAGCCCTAAACGTCAACGGTTGGTCCGTGTACACCCCCGCAGGGATCAATACGTTTAGGGATGCGTCCAGTGCCGCTTGTAATGTCGGGTAGTCTGAAGAATTAACCATTTTACGATCCTTCCGGGTAGGGTGGCTTGATCGGGAATTCCTTAGTTGCGTCTCCCGACTCTGCTCCGACTATTGCGCGTAGCGACTTTCTGTACGCGACCCAATCAGCAGGTACAGGGATATCACTCTCTACACAGCGGATGACCGTTACGTCTGAATTGTTAAGTTCAGTCTGTGCACTATGTCTTATGCTATCCCATGTCGGATTTTTTGGGTCATGTGCAGCGTATACCGCTTCAACGCCAGATATGACCGACACAGGGGTGTCCTCGAAAAACTCAATAGTTCCGTCAGGACTCCACGTAAAGTGTTCGCCGACGAGTCCGCCGTGAAGTGCCAGCTCGTCCGAAAACGAAGGACCAATTGCTTTCTGAGTCATGTTCTTTACCCCCTTACGATGACATCGGTTTGGATAGTCTGAAGCGTACCGGTTGCACCGCCAGATGGCACGCTCACGAATAGACTCGCGGTGTGAACCCCTTCGGTATAGAAGTTGACCGCCCGAGATGAGAAGATCGCTGATTGGGCGTTGGATTGAATCGTTGTTTGTTGAGCGGGAGCAGCTTGAGCACCGTCAAGAAATAACTGCGTACCAATGATAGAAAGCGCAGAGGAGGTTACATACCCAGAAGCGGATATATCAACACCGTCATCGGCCCAAGTCAGAAAGACGGCACGTAATGTTGATGAAGCTTCAACAGACGTCGTGCTGGTGAATGTGAATGCCGAACTACTTAGGTTGGCACCCGGAAGGTTTCGCCTGTTGAACCAGTTCAGGCAGGTGCGCGATGCCAGCGAGTCCACAAACTGCGTGGATGCGTTCGTGTACACCATGCCAACCAGCGTCTGCGTTACATCGCCGGTCTTTGTCTCCACGCCGTTCGGCGCCTGGCTATGACCGGTGGCAGAAACGGTCAGCACTGGCACAGCAGTCGTGCCAGACAGGTAGACGTAATAAAGCGTCGAGGCGGCCAGCCCGCTGAGGGTGTAGGTGATGCCAGCCGAGGGAAGCTGCAGCGGCACGCCATTGACGTTGACGTTATTTCCGTTGTACGGCTTTAACAGGAGCGTCGTCGTGCTGCCCACCGAAAGGCGGCATTGACCGTGCCCAAGCTGACCAAGCTGAGCTGCGTGCTGGCTTTTGGTGGCCGGAGCGACTTGTTCCGGTGCGCCGGTGCAGAACAGCAGGATGTACGAGCCGCCGCCAACCGACGTATTCCACTGTACCCATGCGTCACCGTTGGCAACCAGCTCTCCGCCCTGCAGCGCGGTTTGAGCGCCGCCCACCAAGGCCACGACACCCGCACCGTCGTTGAGGGTGGAGGCGCCCGTGTTGGCGGCATTCACCTTGAACTTCAGAACTTGCCCCTCTAGGCGCGCAGTAATGGCCGGGGTGAATGCGCAGACGTAAGTGTTCGCCGTGCCAGTATCAATGGCAAACCCAGCTTTGTCACGCTGCTGGCGCGCACGAAGAGGCGTCATCAGCGTGGTGTTGTCAGTCCCGGCCTCGGCTTCGGCCTGGGTTGCCTGCGCGCCTCGCAGTTTTGCCGGCGTGACGATCCGGGCGTCATCGGCGCCGGTCGTGACTTCGGCTTGCGTGGCAATTTCGGCGATGCCGGAAACGGTCTCGGTCGACTGAACCTGAGTATTTCGACCAGCATACAGGCCCCAGCTAACCCCGATGGCCGCTGGCGTGGTATTGAAGTTGGCCGTGTTGGCGTTCACCAGGCTGACGTAGGAGTTCAGGCCGTCGTCGGCTTGGATAACGTCGCCAATCGAGTAGCCACCACTGGCCGTAACGTATGCAGTTGACCACTTGTATTGGCCGCCGCGACCAGTGAACACGGTATGTTCGCTGATGGCGTTGAGCACGCCGTTGAAGTCTTGGCCTTTCGGAGGAATGCCGCCCGCCCCCAGTGGGGTCATGGTGACTAGAGGGAAGCCTTCGTCCCACGTCGCCTGTTGCGGGTCATCGCCAGGGCCGCGCGTTTCTGGAATCGGGTCGATAGTCCCCGGCGCGGCGTTTTCGCCGAATGGGGTCAGGATCAAATCAGGCTGCATTGTAGAAAACTCCTTGGCCGAATGGCTGCAATCCAGACCCGTAAAAACCGAAAAGACCGGCCGGATCGGCGCTTATGATGATGCTGATTTCAACGCCGCACGGGCGCGGAAGAATGTCGGTTTCGTAAACAAGGTGATGCTGGTAGGGCGACAACTCAAACTCAAACACGTAGCGCATCTGCATATGACCGGTGATCAGGCAATAGCACGGCTTGTCGAACATGGCGCGCATCAGTGCGTTGATGTTGGGCGCGGTTGCGTAGGCGATGTTTGACAGGGCCTTCAGCAGGATCAGTTCGCGGTAGGCATCATTGGTCAGCTCCCAAGAATCCGAACTGCTTCCGGGCGCGCTAAAGGGGCGCTCGTTAAACGGATAGAAGCCATCCTCAAACCCGAAGTACTCGCCGGACGGGTTAACGAACGTCACCGTCCGGCCGATGCCGACAATCCGGCCCCAGATGTCCAGGCCGTAGCTGTTGGCGTTCGGGATGTCCATCACCAGACGATAAAAATCACCGGTGAACTTGGCGGGATCTATCGCCGACCACAACCCTGTAATGATGCTCATCAGCCTAGGGCTGTTGGCATACTGGCTCATAATCGTTTTTTCGATCATATGCCCACCAGCGTGACGTTGGCGGTCGAAGTCGTTGGGTACTGATCGGCGCCGAAGCGCTTGAACTCTTCCCACACTACGCCATCAGTGGATAGCTCCAGCTTGACCGGGCGAAGCAATGCGCTATCCAGATTCAGCAGGTAGTTGGCGCCGACCACCAGGCCGCCGATCCGGGCGCGATACTCGCCGGACTGGAAATCGGCGACGATCTGCGCCTTGGCGGCTTGCGAGTTGGCGTAGGAAATGACCGAGGCGTCTACAACGGTCAGTCGCAGAGAAACCGTGACGTGAGCAGGCCGCTCAAGCTTGACGATGTACTCCGGGGGGAAGGCGCTGCCGCTGTCTTCGTCTCGCCAGATGATCGACGTGTTGCCCACGAATGAGCAGCCGGTGCCGCCTTTAATCAGGATCATCTCGGCCAGCTGCTGGTCATCTCCGCCCACCACCGACACCAGCAGGCTGTTGCGGATCATCGGGTAATCCGTCTCGCCAATGACAATCGATGCGTCAGTGGGGTTATCCGCTACAAATACGTCAATGACGCCGGCCAGGTTGCCGACTGCGCCGCGCACCGAGGCGTTCATGTTCTTGCTGTTGGCCGCGACCGACTCATAGCGGCGCGTCTCAAAGTTAGACCGGGACTCCTGATTAGAACCTGCTGCTGCGGCGTCCGGGTTTTCGACGCGGTCCAGGCCGTCGATGGTTTCCTTGAAGGTGGTGATGGTCAAAGGTGCGGCCTGAATAGGGCCTGAAGTGACGCAGAGCGCAGCCACCAAGCCAGCGCCAACGGTTGACGCGGCGGCAACTTCCCACTCAAAACCGGCCTCATCGACGATCAGATAGCCTTGAGGAATGACCGTCCCGCCAATGCCGATAAAGTCCAGCATGGCGATGGAGCGGGTGGCGAGCTTTCGCGTCAGGAAGTAGACAGCGCCCAACGCCTCCTGAAACTGGCCAATGGCGTAGCGTGGGTCGAAGTTGTTACCCAGCGCGATCATGGCGCTGTTCTGGTTGTCGATAGCCGCCGTCAGCGACGTGACCAGCTGGCCCTGCGGCGTGCGCGCATCTTCGTTCAGGTCCGAGCCGAAAGCGCCGCGCATGATCTCCCACAGGCCGGCTGTGACCGCCTCGCGTGTTGGGGCGACCAGGCCGATGTCGGTGATCTCGATGACTGGAATCATAGTTGTATTTGCCCGGTCTGATTGTCTTCGTTGGTGAACAGGATAGCGCCGCTGGCCACGCGCCCGGTAAGTTGCAGCTGGGCGTTGGCGGACACTATACCCGTGACCGACTTCGCCGCCTCTTCCAAGTGCATCTTGTACAGCGACAGCGGAAAGCCAAACGTCCCTAGCACGTTTTCGAAGTAGGGGATGCCGGCCGCCTGATCGTAATACAGATCACGCGAGAAGGTGCGGCAGGCGCTGGCCACGTCCTGGGCCTGCTGATAGATATCGCTGGCCACGGCAATGTTGCCAGAAGAATCAAGCGCCAGGTCCCAAGAACCGGGAAGAAGAAATAGGGTGTTCATTCCATTGGCACGCTCGGCGTACTGCCGCCAGTTGGGGTGTGTCCGATGTGCGCGTTGTACTGCTCGCGCATCACTTGCATGCTGCTGGTGTGGTCGGTGATATCGCCGGTCGAGGTGATTGGGCAGTTCACCTGAAGCATCGTGGCGTCGATGGTCACGGCTGCCGTGGATTTGATTTTGATTCCGCTGTCAAGGAACTGAATCCACTGCGACGGCGCGCCATTCAGCAGGCCGCCCAAATAAAGACCATCGGACACGTCATGCGTGCGCAGGCTGGGCGGCGGCCCTTCGGCTTTGTTCTGCTTGGTGACGGTGATGTCGCGGCGAGCAAACGCGGCCAGACCGATGTCACCCGGCTTCGGGTCCATGATGATCGCGTTCGCGCCACCCTGCAGGCGGAAGTAGGGCAGGTTTTCCATCGGCACATTGGGAATGCCTTGGTTGTTGCCGTCCATTTGCTGGATCAGGTCAGTCGCCGACAGGAATCCAACCGCGCCGGTTCCGCCTGCCTGCACTTCGCCAACCTTGACCAGCGTGATGGTGTAGGCGCGACCAATCAGCCGCTCAAGGATGAACTCGGTTTCCAGTGGTCCGCCCGATGAATCCTCGGCGCGAAACGGCTTAGCGACTGATGGCGGCATTGTTGGGCTCGTTGTGAGTGGCGCGAATGTCCATGAACCAGTTACCGCCTGGCACTTCGGACTCAAGGCTTAGTGTAACCCCGAACACCCGCCAATCGCCATTGCATGTCTCCATGATTGAATCAGCAATGCGGATGACGCCGCCGAAGCGAATTGCGGGACTGTACAGGCAGCGAACGTCAACCCCCTGCATCGTCGGGGCTGGGTATCCAATAAGGCCACTGCCAGGCCGCAGCGTGGCGATAGGGATGTCTCTCGCCCCACCTTGAGGCGCAATGCTGATTCTCTTCTGCTCGACGTACAGGTCGATCTGGTAGCGCTTGCACAGGGCGCGGATCTTGTTCAGGTTAGTATCGGTCAGGGTGACGTCTTTCATCGTCAGCGAATCGGGGACGCCGTTGTTTTCCAGTTCGTAACCCATCTCCGCCGCGATGGTGCTGAGCGCCTGTACCACAGGAGTTTCACCCTTGAACGTGATCGGCGTAGCGGCGGTGTACATGTCGAGGATCGACGTCGAGCTGGTGATACGAAACGCCACGTCGGGCGCGTTGCTCATGTCCACGTAACCGAAGGTAATGTTGCCCTCGTAGACCGTCGTCAGTTCGCCGCCCTGTTCGCCGGCCTCGACCTTGATCATGTTCTGCATGCTACGAATGTCACGCCAGCGGATGCGCATCAGCTTGAGCATGGCGGGCATGTTGAGGCCGTAGATGATGACCTCGGCCGTCGGCACCACTGACCCGTTTCCGAAGTTGATGTTGCAGATCGTGCGCAGGCTTTCAGTGACCAGCGGGTTGCCCTGGGCGAAGGTATCGCCGACCAGGGTGATGGTGGTCCTGATGATCTTCTTGTTCATGCCTGCAATCCCATCAGCAGCCAGCGCGAACCGAGGCCGGTGTATTCCGGGTCATCCGTGCCCAGCGTGTCGGCCAGCTGCAAGTCGAACCCGACCGGAGCATAGGCGCGCAGGGCGCGATTGCGCAGCACATATGCGCCCGCTCGAAATATCGAGATGTAAATGTTTTCGAGCCGGGTCTCCACGTCAATAGTGTACGACTCGTCATTCAGCACGAACGAAACCGACTGATTGGGGATCGGCTGTAGCGGGATATTCATCAGTGTCATTGCGTCACCGCCCCCGGCGTTCCGTTTACGAATCGGTCGAACATCTCCATCACCTTGCCCCCGACCGTTTGGATGGCCTGCTGAATGCCGCCCGCATCTTCGACCGCGCCATTCACCCTTGAGAGGATTGAATCGCTGACCGGCGCCGGCTGCTTCCACCCCGCGTCGGTCCCTGGCTTGTCCTCCGGGTTGGCGGGCTCCTTGGTTTCATAGGTCACCTCACCTTCGCGAATCTCTTCCAGGTAGATGTTCGCCGCGATCATGCGGGCGCCATCCTGCGGCATTCGCGCATAGTCGTAGCCGGTGATCGCCGCATTGATGTGGACGTACTCGGGCGTAATGACGTGAAACAGCAGCGTGGACTTTGACAGCAGCTCAAGCTGGGCGATGAACAGGCCGCGCAGGGTGGCATCACCGCCGCCGCGAATCATGGTCACCGTGGCCTGATAGGGGTTCGCCACTTTGTTGTAGCTGGTGAAGGAGCCTTTCTCGACCGGCGCCTGGGACACCTGGCTGTTGTTCTGGTACTTCACCGAATAAACGGTGTCCGCCAGCATGATCGGAATGCCGAACTGGTTGAAGATGCCCCACTGATTGCCGAAGATCTTGCGGATCAGTGTCGCGCCGCCGAAGCTGATCAGCGCGCCCGTTCCGGACGATACGAGCCCTTTAAAATCGGGGATGCTGGGCAGCCCTGGAATCGTCATAGCGTGCCGCCTCCCAATTGGTTAATAAGCTGACTGCTGCGCGATACGCCCGCCGCTACACCTGCAGCAGTGGCTTCCGGCAGGGTAGTCGCTGAGGTCTGCACGGTGACGCTGCCAATGGTAACTTGCGCGCCACCCTGATTGTTAGAAGTGCCGCCCCCTGGAGCGCCGGGAATGCCCGTCATCTGGATGGCTCTTTGCGCGCCCATCCAGTCCTGCCCGTGCGCCTTGAACTGTGGCGACTCCACCGCCTCTTGGCGGCCAATCGTACCGTCCCCGTTTGTATCCCACACTTTGTTCAAGTCGTAGGCCTTGGAGCCCTTCTTGTAGCCAGATCCCGCCACGGCCTCATAAGCCTCGCCGACGGTGTGCGTGCGACCGTCAGAGAAGCCGCGCTCTTGGAAGTAGCGCTTGACCACCTTCTCCATTTGCTCATCGAAGCCCATGGCACCCAGCTCGTCGCGGGTGTTCCCGTAATACTTGCCGTCAGGGTCGGCCATCTTTTGAATCAGGCCGGTGGCCGACGAGTTCGGATTGCGGGCGTTAGGGTCAAACGTGCCGCCCGTCTCAAAGGAGATGATCTGTGCAAGATCGTTAGGATCTAGGCCGAGTTGCTGGGCGATCCTGGCGATAGAGTTGGCGTTGTCATTAGAGAGGCCGCCGCCCACAGCGCCGCCACCAGACGAGCCGGAGCCTGAAGAGCCTACCCAGCCCGCGAGCTTGTTTTTCATCCAGTCGAAGGCGCCGCGCTGAGCGCTGGAGATGGTGCCTTCCTGCTCGGGGTCATGCCCAAGCATGGTGTCTATTGCGCCAACGACATGACCAGAGGTGGCCTGTCCCACATCCAGAAGGGTTCCCGCCATCTGGCCGGGGATCTTCTTTGCCAGGTCAAAGGCGTCACTCCACCGACCTTCCATCACGGCGCCGATCAGATCGAGCATGGTTTTCATGGCTGGGACCGAGTCGAAAATGTCCTTGCCTAACTGCTTGAAGGCGTTCGCCAGGCCCCGGACGGACACACCATTTTCGTCGATGATGCCTTTTTCATGCAGCCACTTCGAAAAGGCTTTCTGCGCCTCATCAAGCGAGTCGTAGCCGGTCAGCAGGCGGGAAAAGCCTTTGGCCAGGCTATTGACCGACACGTCAGTGGTTCGAATGTACTTGTCGAATTTCTCCCAGTCGAACAGCGACTTGCCGCCCTCGGACCAGGTTTTGTAATCGTCGTACAGCAGAGCGAAGCCGGCAGCCAGGATAGCCACCACGACAGCCGTACCAAGGATCGGCGCCACCAGCGCCAAGATGGCGATACCCGCCTTGACCAGCGCCGGGATGAGCAGCACCGTCACCGCAATGGCGATGCCCTCGAAGAAGTTTCGCGCCGTGCGCTCGTTGCGCGCCAGGTAATCCATCCAACCCGACACCACTTTCGTGATCTTGAGCAGGACGGGAATCAGCGCGTTGGCCAGCATGGTTTTCAGGCCTTCCCATTGCGCGGCCAGGAATGCTTGCGCCTTGCTCAGTTCGCGACTGGCGGCAATATCCTCTTTGCTTGAGACGTAGGCCTTTTCCTGCATGCTGAGCATTTCTTGCATGGCGTCACGGCCCTGGATCAGGGCGTTGGCCATGCCGTCATCCAGGCCCATCGCCGAGGCGATCGCATAGGCCTGCTGCGGGTCCATCTTCGACAGCGAGTCAGACATATCGAGCAGCACGTCATTCATCTTGCGCACGTTGCCCGAGGCATCGACCACGCCGACGCCGAGCGCGCTGAAGAACGGGATCAGCGAATCATTGCCCATAAGCACCATTTCCTGAATCCCTTGGTTCAGGCTTTTCATGGTGTTCTCTGCGGAGGCGCCCGCGCCGCCAAGACCGGCGACAGCGATGTCCATGCCCTTGATGTCACGAGCAGTCTCGCCAAGGCGTTTGGACATGAAACCCAATTGGTCATTGGCGTTTGAAATGGCGGTCGTGAATTTGACGAGCGCGTTAGACCCAGCTATCGCGCCAAGGAAGGCGACGGCCTTACCAGTCAAAGCCACGAAGGCCTGTTGATTCTTGGTGAGCTGCTTGCTGGAGTCGCCCAGCTTGGAGGCCATGTTATCGACTTTCTTGCCGGCTTCGTCCGATGCCTCTCCGGTGCCCTTGATCGCGGCGCGCAGCTTTTTCTCGATGCCCTCAGCCTGGCCCGCCTCGGTCTTGAACTTATCCAGTTCAATCTCGATGCGCATGACCAGTTCATCGACCGTTACTGAGCTCATCCTGTAATTCCTTGATCAGTGCCTTGTTGTGCGCGGACACCTGATGAAATTCAATCATCGTGATGGCGTCTTCAAGCGTTAGGTGCGCGTCAAGATCAGCGTAAGTGGCCAGGCCGTTGTCGAGGACATAGAAGGCCTGGCTGCTCAGGTTTACGCACCTTGCAAACGCCTCGGTGTTCAGAGGCATCTGCAACCCATCGGTTTCGATTACTGGGTAACGCCGGCCGTTAAAAAATCGAGATTGACCTTGATTGACTCGATACGCAGTTTCCAGAGCGTGGAAATACTGGTCACGTCGGTTTCGATAATCAATGGTCGTTCCGATCCACCGGGCAGGCGCAGGCGAATGTCTTGCAGCACCTCGTCCAGCAGGTCTTGAGCGGTGACGTCATCGACGCCGCCCAAGGCTTTCAGTGCCACGTTAACGACGCCCGCCATGTCCAGCAGACCACGGAACACTAACTTGCCGTTTTCGTCGGTCGTGGTCAGGCCAGAGATATCAACGCCGCCCTTGCACAGCGACAGCGCCACGCGGTTGGCCCAACGATCACCGCGAAGCAATGGCATCTTCTTCACGATGAACGTCTTGCCGGCGTCCGTGCCGTCCTCGATGGTCACGTCCTTGGTGGTAATCACGAGATGGATTCCTCGCTGTTGATGACCATGTTGAACACGTACTGCGTGCCGTTGATGAGCTTCTGCGCGGAAGGCCCGCCACCCTGGCTGACCATGAAGCCGCTGGCCTGGATACGACGGCCAATCGACGGGATGGTGATGTCCAGCGTGCAGAGACTGGTTTCTTGGTTGGCGTTGCACCAGGCGCGGTACTGCTCCATCTGCAAACGGCTGGCGCTGTTCGCTTCGAAGAACACGGTCACCGGAACTTCGTGCGCGACCCAGCCGCCCGACTGCTTGCCGTCCACGCCGATGCGAGTTTCGCCGACGGTGGCATCGCCGAAGCCGAAAGCGTTATCGACCTGGAAGCCCTGGAGCTTGATCGCCTGATCGTAGTAGCCCGCAGCGGTGAACATAACGACACTGTTGGCCGCCGTGATCGTGCGGGGGTTCTGAGACATTGTCATGATGCGTTCCCCTTATTGAACGTTGATGGAGGCCATGTTGACTTCTTGAACCGATCCGCCGTCTGTGTACCAGAAGGTGAACGGGAACGAGCCACGGTTGCCGCGCGTCTGCGCATCCGGCGTCTTGATGTCGATGGCCCAGCCCTTGGAAAGCAGGGAAGGCACAATGTCGAAACCGGCCTGAGTGTTGATGATCGACTTCTGTTGATCGGTCAGCGCTGCAGGATCAATCAGCGCAACGATGCCGCCGAATTTGAGCATTTCACTGATCGGGGCGGAAGCTGCTGCGCGGTGAATCGCCTTGCCCGCTTCGTTGTACGGGATGAAGCCGTAGCTGACGAGCATGGTCACCATCGCTAACTGGAACTGCGCATTCAGGTAGATCTGGTTGACGTAGTTGTCCAGCCACTTGAACTGACCCGATACGGCGCCGTTGACGTTGAAGGTGAACTCATCGTTGGCAGTCGCGAACTCGCCGTAGAAGGTGTAGCCGTTGCTCATCAGCGCGGTGTATTCGCCTTCTTCGGTGATGGTCGCGGCAATGCCGGCCTGCTTCATGAACATGATGTTGCGACGGCCGTTGGTGCGCTTGAAGTCGATGGCCGCGATACCGCCACAGACTGCCGCCACTTGCTCGATGGTGCCGTAGTAAGGGGTCGTGCCGTTCTGCTCGGTTTCAGCCAGCCATGCGCCGAAGCTGGCGTCGTTGTTGGTGACCAGCGCCGTGCCGTCAGTGTCCTGAGCGATGTAGGCGAAGCGGCTGTTCTGCAGCGTCACCCATGCCGCCATGGCTTCTTTATTGGCGCGAATCTGCTCGGCGACGTGGGTAATGACGCCGAAGTTCTGGGTTCTATTTAGGACGTATGCCATCAACTCGGCGTCGGTCATTACAGCGCGGCCGTTTTCTTTCTGCGCGCCGGCTGCTTGATCCAGCTTGATCGCCAGGCCGACAACGCCAGAACCGAAGCTAATGTTGGCGGTGGCGCCAGTGTCAACGGTGGTCAGCTCGAAACACTGTTGCTGCTCGTTGTAGTCGCCGACGAAGTTGCTCACGTCGGTCAACAGGGCGGCAGCTTCGGAGAAGCTGGTGACTGCCGAGAAGTTGACCGGCACAGTGATCGGCGAGCCGTCAATCGTTACCACCAGATCGCCGACAATGGCCTTGAGCTGCGTCAGCGTCATATTGCGCACACTGGCGCTGCGCAGGATGGCAGGCAGTGCGGCAGACGGGTTCTGCACGACGTTCAGCGCACCAGGCACCTTGAAGGCACCGTCATAGCCGAGGAAATAGCGGCCGGCAAAGGTGTATTCGGGCGACGTCAGGCCGTAGAAGGCGCCAACCTCGGCAGCGCTGCCAAACTTTTGCACGCCAATCGTGCGTTCAGGACCGCTCACAATGAGCAGGGTGTTCATTGCCAGCGGATTGCCGCCAGTGCCGATGGCAGACGGGTTGATCGTGACAATGCGACTTGCCGGGATAGACATATCAGACTCCTGATACTGGGATGATGGTCACACCGGCGCGGTCAGTGAAATCCTGCACGACGGTAACTTGTGGATTGTATTGCAGGCCGACATCAATGATCCATCGGTCTTCGTACTGATTTGAGTCGTTGACGTAAATGTGTCGGTCATGCGACTGCACATAGAGTGGCTGGCAAGTGGTGAGCAGGTCGCAGGTGTAGCCAGTGCGCCAGAGGTTGGCCACTACCCGGCTGCGCGCCTCGGCATTCACGCCGTAGAAATCGATCTGCATCCGCACTTCGACAGAGTTCTGAATCGCGGCCTCGGTCGGCGGCAGATTCGTTACGACGGCAATGTCCAGGTTCTTGGAAAACAGCACCTGCATCACCACCGCCTGATTAGGCAGTGGGTTGTTGTTCTGCGCCGCTTGGATGATCTGCAGTTCGGAGCCAGGAAACAGGCCGAGCAGGAAGGTGCGCACGTCCTTGTAAATCTCCTGCTGCGTGACGTTCAGGCTCGCCATGCGATCACCCGCGTCCACGTCGCATAGGACTCAACCACCTGATCGACCATCCACACAGCCGGATCTTCTTCGCCATAGGCCGGGAAGGTGAACTTCGACGAACCTTTTTGCAGCCAGCGACGAATACCGTCAATGGTGCCGTAGGCGTAGATCGAGATGAACTGGCCCTGCTTGTTGTTCAAGTCGAGGTTGTACTTCTCGGTCGAGGTCATCGACTGGGTTTGCACCTCGATCTGCTCAGACAGGAACGACGGCACTTGCTGGCCGTAATCGTCCACCGTGAAGCCGGTATTCACCTCGAGGGTGACGACCTGATTCGGGTTGACGTTCTGCGTGGCCATGTTGGCCAGCCCGCGCACGTTGATCATTGCTCAATCTCGTAGGTGAAGGAGTTGCGCAGCAGCTTGTCGTTGGCGCGCAAGGGGGCTTGGTAGCCCTTGGATTTCACAGTACTCGGCGCGTTCGGAGGATCAGTCCAGGTCATGACCGACTCTTTCAGTGCGTCAACCATGAACTCGCCGGCGATGCGCACCCCGAAATCCACGCCGCCATGCCTAATTGCTTTGGCAATGGCCTCTTTCAGGGCCTCCTTGTTGTTCGCAACAGCGGTCCGAAAGAAGGGCCTCGACGGAATGTTCAGCTCGTAGTCAGGGATGACGACCTGTCGCTCTATGCTGGCCTTGGACTCCTTCACGAATCGGCCGCCATTGGCAATGTTCCCGTCCTTGTCCAGCTTGTGATAAACCATGCCGTATCGGCTTGGCACAATCCCTTTGTAGCCGTACTCATTGACATATCCAACGAACGAAACTTTCTGCCCGTCGGGATACGTCTTGTCGCCCATGATGCCGACCTTCAAGGCAAGATTCTTGGCGGATTTAGTCCGCCCGAGAATCTTATTGATCATGTCGGTCAGCTTGCTCATTGGGTGAACGTCCTCTGCACAGGCATAGGCGCAATGCCCAGGCGGTAGACGGCCGAGCGATAGCGCTTGGTGAGCTGCCAGTACATCGCGCCCCACGGGGTTTGCAGATACCAGCGCTCGTTGTTGCCCATGGTGCCGTAGTCCAAGGACACGGATACGGTGCCCTCGGTGGCATTGGAGATACGGCCCACCACCGGGTTGCCTTTCTCGGCCATGCCGGTCAGCGTGGCAATGTGGGCCACCAGCAGATAGAGCATCCGCTTGCGTGCGCCCAGATCCTTGACGACGCTGCACTGGGTGTTGTCGAGGAAGGTTTCCGCCATGGCGAAGTAGTCCTCAAGCTGCACGTCAGTGGCAGTGACCGAAGGGTACAGCGCCCGGAATTCAGCCGGATCGAAGACTACGGCGTCATCCATGGTTATTCGTCCGATTCGCCGAGGATGCCAGCCTTGTCGGTTTTCTTGATTTGCGGCAACTGTTCAAAGCCGGACTTCTGCTCTTTCTTGTCCTTGGCCTTGTCTTGCGCGCGCTTCTCCGATTCCTCGGCGAAGATGAAGCCATTCTTGACCAGCTTGGAGTCGGCGTGTTCTTTGCTCCAGGCCTCCCACAGGCTCGCTGGCACGTCGCGGGTGATGCCGTGCGACAGGCCTGCGATTTCGTTGTTGTTCCAGCCCAGAATGCGCACGCGAGGCGAATCGCCCACTTGCATGTGGATGCCGTTCGGAAGTTTGCAGCCGATGGTTACAGTGGACATTTAAAACTCCTTCAAAGTAGGGCAGGGCCGAAGCCCCGCCGCACAGTTTAGATTGCCACCAATGCGCTGGCTACCATGATCGGGCGATAGATGATCGTGCCCACGGTGCCCTGAGAACGCTTCTGACGCCACGACGACAGACCCAGCACCATCGGATGAACACGCATCTTCTCGGTGAAGGTCGGCTCAACGGTATCCACGCCTTCGTAGTTCTTCACGATCAGCTTGATCGCCTCGCCAGCCTGGGTAGACATCTCCGGCGCGGTCTGAACTTCCAGGTTCGGGAAGTTCTTCTTGATCTGATCGCTGACGTTCACATTGTACTGGTTGGTACGGGTGAAGGTCGCTTCTGCCTGTGGCGACAGGAGCAGGATCATCGGGGTTTCACGGTCGATCAGGCCGCCAGTTTGGGCAACCAGTTCGCCGTAGATCTGGGCGATTCCGGCATACACCACGTCACCGCCAGCGGCCACCCAAGTCGGCAGGGTCACGCCAGCCAGCAACGACGGATCGTTCAGGATGCCCCAGTTACGCAGACCAGCCACGCCGTTGAAGTAGGTCTTGTTCTGGAACTTGTTCAGGGTCAGCGCGGCAGAAATCTGCTTGCGCGAAACCCAGTCCAGCTTGGCCGCACCAGCACGCTCCACTTCCCGCTCACCCAGTTCGATGATGGTCTGGTAGTAGTAGGTGTCACGAGTTTCCCAGTTGACGTTAGTGCCGCTCATGCCGTTTTCGGAGAAGTCGTCGTAGGACGAGGTTTCGCCGGTCGATTCCGCGATTGGGAATTGCAGGAAGTCGTCAGTCCACGAACCTTTTTTCGTCTCGCCGAAAATCTGGCCAGCCTTCATTGGCTCAACCAAGAACTCGACCACGCGAGGGTCCACGTAGGTGGTGAACAGCGACAGGATGCCGGCGTTTGGAGCGGTGAGCAGAGGCGCGGCGTCCATCGCGGTGCCACGGATCTCGCGGTTCAGGCGGGCCTTGTCGGCTTCGGTCAGCATGCTCGGCGCGATGCCGGTAGCAAACACAATGCCCGCATTTTGTTGCAGGTCTTGCAAAGAGAATGGCATTTGCTTGCCCCCTTAGATCGAGAATCGAGTGATTTTGACGAGCGCGCCAGATGCGGCAGCCTCGGCAAACACGAAGTTGGTGACCTGGTTAGCGGTCACTACGTCGGTGACGGCACCGGTAGCGGTGACGGCGTAAACCGGAGCGCCCACAGTGACCACGGCTGGCGCTACCACGTAGAAGTCGCCATCGGTGAACAGTGCCACTTCCTTGCCTACCGGGATGACCATGCTTGCAGCGGCGCCAAGCGCAACGATGGCTTGGTTGTTCCGATGCACGAAGCCCACGCGGCGACCAGAAGCGAACGCGGTGTAGACCTTGCCAGTAGCCAGGTCTGCGTAGGCGAATTGGCCAACGGTCAGGGCCTCGGCAGCAACCAGCGAGCCTTCACCGGCCAGCATGGACTTGCGCGGATTGGTCGAGGCGAAGTCACCCGCCACGCCGCGAGGCAAATCACGATTGAGAGAACGTTGAAAAGTCATGGCTTACCCCTGCTTGAAGCGAGTAGTGTGAGTGGATGGCGCTGCGTCTTGTGCCGTTTCGCGCACCGGCTTGACATCACGCTGCATGGCGACCAGAGCCTTGAGGCCGGCTTCGTTGATGCCGTCGCAGGCAATGCCTTTCTGCTTCAGCGCATACGCGTAGATCGCCGCGGCGTCCGGGAAGCTGTCGCAGGCGATACGGCCGACGATGCTTTCAACAGCGTCACGGGCGGCGTACTTGGATTCGATCTTGGCGCCGACAGCGGCAGCGATGGAGTCAGCGTCCATAGCGGTGCCTTTGGACTTGTCGTCTGCCTTATCGTCCTTTTTGTCGTCGGCAGAGTCTTTGGCGACAAGATCCTTTTTAGGTTCTTTGTCGTCTTTTTTGTCGTCGTCGGATTCGTCTTCGGCGGTCAGTAGATCAGGATCGCCATCAGCACCGACCAACTTATCCATCTCTTCATCACCAACAATGGCGCGAAGGGCCTTTTCAAACTCAGGAGTTACACCATCTTGCGCAGTGGCTCGCAGGCGGGCAGTAATCAGCTGCACCGCGCCTTTTTTCAGTTTCATGTTTAACCTCATTTCAAGGGGAAGTGCATCACTGATAACCGCATCACGCCCAATTCTACCACGCTCAACCAATGCTAGATGGTTGCCGTGGAGATTGCGCATGACGCCATCATATGGCTTGCCTTCGAACACTCCGGGCGTCATGTCCGGGTCGTAGTAGTAGGAGTATGACAACTCCTCCATTTTTTCCGCTTCGATGAGGGCGATAGCCTCTTCGTCCCAGAAGGTCAGGTCGGCATACAGCTTGCCGTCCGTGTATTCAACGTCAGAGCCGATGGCGCCAACGGTAAGTTCTTTTTCGGGCTTCTTGGAATCGACGTAGATGTGCTTGAAGAGGATCTGTTTCCCCTTGGCGGTGTCAGCAGTCTTTTCGAGTTCAGCAGGGTCTCGCAGCATCTGATAGATACGGGCCGGGTCAAGACCGAGCTTTTCATAGCCGACGATCTCGCTCCCGAAGTAAGGATCAACCTGAGCCTTGCTGATGATCGTGCGCGCAATGCGCAAGTGCCCGCTCTCATCGATAGAGCGAACAGAAGAGTCGAAGGCGATGTTTCTTGTCACGGCAGAACCTCGTAGTTCATGAGCGCCACTGTATAACTATACACTACCATTCCAGCACGCTACTACTGGTGCATCCACAGTTGATGGCCTGACCTGGAAGCACCCACTCGCCGTCGAGATACATGCCCTTTGCGATATCGAACTCTTTGCCGTTGGCCTTTACGTGAGATTGCCGCCACTCTTTGGCTGCTGCAGAGTGGCGCCATATGGCTTTCTTGATTCCCAGCTCTTGGCGGCGCGCCTGCTCCATGACGGCGTGGACCTTGTTTGACTGGTCGCGGGCGATCAGCTTGGCCCGGTTGCGCCCAATGTGATAGGCATGCTCCAGGTTGTCGGTCAGGGTATTCAGGTCGAAACCAGCCTCTACCGACTCCCACACGTATTTCTGCACGTCGCCGAGGTACTCGCCGGGGATCGACTTAATCAGGCCTACGTTAACGCCCATAGAGGCGCGCATGGCCTCCTTGGTCACAGGCGTCAATTGCAGGTTGACGGCAAAGCCCGACTTCTTGAGCGCAGCGCCCAAGCCGCGATCCAGCGCCCCGGCCGTCTGACCCACGAAACGCCGCGCCATCTTCTGCGGCAGGTCGTTGAGGCTGGTCATCCACTTGGCAATGATGGCATCGATCACGCGACCGAGGATGTCCCGCGCCGCGTCCATGGCGACAGGCTGAGGAGCTTGCCAGTTATGGGCGACCGCCTGCATCACCTCGTTGCGCGCACTGCGCAGAAGGCTATTCAGCTCGGCGCGGTAGGACGCCCGAACCCCGACGTTAGGCCGGAAGTCGGGCAGCACTACGCGCTTACGCTTTACCTTATTCGCCATCATGGACGGTTGGAAGGCCACATCCTACACATGGATATTCACCCTGCTGACCATCAGGGATCTGCCCGCAGATTCCGCAATGAGCTGCTTGATCGCCATGCTTTTTCAGGCAGATCACAGCCACATTGTCAGACATGAACTCGCCAGCGCCTTCAGAAAACCACTGAACCCACACTTTTGGTACGCTGGCGCAATCATCAACATCAGACACAACAACCATGCGCGGGCCTCCTGACTTGATTTCAACTACATCGCCAGCCTTGATATCGATCATCATCATTCCTCTGATTTATTGGTGTTCGGTTCGTTGAAATCGGAATCATCGTAGGCACTATTCAGGCCCTGGCCCTCCGGCACGTCGTCTACGTCAATCCCGTTGAACGGGCTCTGCTCGTCCTTCGAGAGCGTCATGCGCGCCTCCTGAGGGGACACAATGGCAGCCTCGACCAGCTGCTTGGCGTTCCGGCCTTTGGCCTCTTGCACCTGGGCCAGCTCCAGCTCATTGAGCTGGTACAGCGGGTTGAATTCCCACTTAATGGCCGGGTCGATCTCGCCGAACAGGCTCAACTGGATCAGGTCGGAGAACGTCTTGATCATCGGCCCTACATGGGCTTCGTTTTGCGCCATGATGTAGTCGTAATAGACGCGAATCTCTCCATCAGTGCTATTGCCGATACCGCCAGGAGTGATACCCAGCAGCTTCACCAGTGGAATATGGCTAGGCCCCGCCATCTGCTCTTGAGCCCTGGTCAGCAGCTCGGGAAGACTGGTCAGCGGCGTATTGATCTGGTCGAGCTCTTCGCTTTCCTTGTCCAGCAGCATCATGCCGCTGTTCTCGCGGAAGCGGTTGAAGATCCCGGCGCGTAGCCACAGGTTGGCGTCACTCTCGCCGCTCGACAGGATTCCGCTCATGTCCGTAGACAGTACGGTCAGGCTGAACGCCTGGACGATCTGGGCAATGCTGTCAGCGGTTCGCTGGTATCGCTCAACGTAGGGTTTCATCAGCTGGAACATCGAGATGCCGCCGAAGTTGTAGGCCGGCTTCAGGATGTCAGGCACTGGACGCATAACCAGTGTCATCAGTCGGTCGGCATGCACCTGCTTGCCCAGCACGAACCACTTGTTCGGGACATAGAAGTCAGCCTCGGTCGGGTCGTAGGCGTTGTAGGCGCTCGGGGTGGACCACATCGGTTCGATGAGGCGGAACCCTTTTAGAGCCCCTTTCTTGACGCCGCGCGGATCGGTCACGAATGGCAGGCCGTCGTCAGCGTGGTCCAGCTTGATGTAGATCTGGGCGCGGCCCATGCCTAGCTCGACCTCAATGGCGCGGCGCACCAGCTCACGCACGCCATGCTGCTCAAAGGCGTCATTGATCTGGTTGATTTTCTTCTGACGCACAGAGGCTTGTTCTTCCTCGCGCATCTTGAAGGCTTCAAGCTGGGCGTCGGTCAGGTCTGAGCCGCTGTCGGCGTCCGGGTCGTCAATCTTGAAGCGGCCCCACTCGCGGGTCATCTCGGTGGCGGTCGTCTCGGCCACGGCGCGATAGTCGCTCGACTGGCTCATGGCGGCCAGGACAGGATAGCCGGGGAAGGTGCCGTAGAAGTTCGGAATGCCGATGGAGGCGTATTCGTAGATCGACTGGCAGCTGTCCATGGCCACGGCGGGCTTCTGGTCAGCCGGAACCACGGAAGGCATCAGCGCGGGAGCGGCCAGCATCACCGGCGCGTCATTCCGCGCCGTGCGGACCTGCTCGTCCTGCATCATGCGGATAATCGTGCGCTGCTGCTTGAGCCTGCGGTCTTCAATGTCGGCAGTCTTCTCGGCCAACTCAAGCTCGCGCTCTTTCAGCTCTGCTTCTTTGCGGCGCTTGCGGCCAAGTAGGTCGATCATGGTCGATGGTTCTCTGGGTTGATATTCAAACCCCGGCGAATCGGAGCGTAGGCCATGATGAAGCCATCGCCAAGGTTGGGGGAAGCCACTTCGCGCTTTTTCATGTCCTTTTTAGATTCTACCTTTACGCGCCCGTTATTGTCGAAGTCGCGCAGCGGCGTGCACAGCTCCATCTTCAGCTTGGACAGGTGGCTGATGGCGCTGTCGATGCTAATTAGGTCCTCTATCTTGAACTTAGGCGGCACGGTTCCGTTCTTGATCGACTCAACCACCAGGTGAGTCAGCAGGAAGCGGTCGGCAACATCCCACCACATCTGCGCCTTGATGTTGCTGAAAAAGTCCTTGTTCTTGATCTTGGTCTGCCCATAGATCGCCTCGGGGCGTAGCACCTTGCCGCCCGCGTTGAAACCGTCGTGCGTGACCCGGTTGTTCGGATGCTCCTTGTTCAGCTCATTGAACTTGGAGCCTGAACCGGCACCTACGCCGATGCTGTCGTAGATGATGTGAGCCCGCGCACCCTGTGCTTCGTGATAGGCCCGCGTACAGGACTTCAGCAGCTCATCTTCGCGCCCATGCCATTCATTGGCGGAGCGGGCAATCGATCCCTTGCGGAGGATCGTCGCGCACAAGTCTTTTCCATCATCGGCGACATCAAAACCTAGCGATGCGCGACCCTCATCCATCCCAGGAATCAGCTTGTGAGCATCAATCGCCGATTCGACCCAAGCCGACTTGATGACAGACGTGTCATCGTCGAGCAGATAGGCGCCCTCCCAGATGTGGTTGTAGAGGTTGATCGGCATCGTCGCCTTATCGTGCACTCGCGACTCTTCAAGCTCCTTGCTGAACCACGGGTTATCCGAGTGATTGACGTTTGTCACCAGGGAGCGCGGCGGCGGCTTGCCGTCGAAGTTCTCGGCCACCCAGCTGTTCGGCCGCTTCGGGTTCCAGATCAGCCATATCTCAGACTTCGGCGCCCGGATGGTGGGCAGCAGGTCAATCCAACTCGAGTGAGGGACCGTCTCGGCTTCCTCGACGATCAGCAGGGCGATCTGGGCCATCGACTTGACGGCCTCGATGTTGTGCCTCAGCCCCTTGAAGATGAACTCGGTGCCGTTGCTCTTGTGTCGAAGAAAGTCGGTGCCGACGTCGTATTGGGTCTTCAGCCAGGCGCACGACTCAATAGCGTTCTTCAGCTCGGCGTGGAATGACTCCTTGATCGAGTTCTGAAGCTCCCGTGCGCAAACGATTCGGATCGACTCTACAGCCCCCCATACCGCCGCCATCTTGGCCGCGTTGAACGACTTGCCCGATCCGCGACCGCCTCGCCACGCCCTGTAACGCAAGCTGCCTCGCGCCGGGGCAAAGCTTGGAATCATCACAGGGGGCATTTCAATGCGGAGAGTTGTCATCTTTACAGAAAAGACATTTGCGATGTCTCTCGCTGGAATCGATCAATAGCCGACGCATAATAATCAGGATGCATTTCTATCCCGACAAACTCATATCCAGCGTAGTGCGCAGCAATTGCGCTAGACCCGCTACCGAGATGCGTATCTAGGATGCGGTCGCCTTCTTTTGCGTAGTTCGACAGCAACCATTCGTAAAGCTTTACCGGCTTTTGGGTAGGATGGATGCGAACCTCTTTGTTCTTCATGCATCCCTGCAGCATCCCTGACCACCTGAACGTAAATTTACGGACTGCAGTTTTAAAACTGGCATAAGCCAGTTCGCAGTCAGCGAAATCACTTTCTCCGGTTTGCTTATCCCATACAATCCAGCATGGGCTGGATGGGCTTACTAAGCGGTCAGCAAAATGATTTGCGCCCCAGATTATTTGGTTTTTGGATACTCGCGATAGCTCGACAAAGTACTCCGGATCTGGAGCGCTCTTGTCCCCACCTGAAAATGCCTTGTAGTCTTTTGCAGTCGCCAGCTTGCCGCGAGATTTGTTCCTGTCGCCGCTTTCACCTATTCCATAGGGCGGATCGACAATAGCCAAATCAAACGCGTCATCAGGCAGCGATCTTAGATAGTCCATGCAGTCGCCGTTTAGCAGGCTGACCTTTCCGTTTTTGAAGTTTTCCATTTTATCCCTTTAAGCCAGGTAAGCATTAAATAGAGTGGCCGGCAGGCGCTTATCTCTGCCGCGGCTTGCAAACCGCTGCCACCCTGAAATTATACCGTTACTCGCCATCACTAACCATGGACGGAGCAACGATTTCAATCCGTGTCGGACCCTGCGCCATGCTGCCGTCACTGCTGATGTGGTCCACTTTATGCGCCGACTCCCAGCCCTGCATCTTGGCCAACTGCTGAATGGCCGACAATCGATCGTACATCTCAATCTTCGGGCCGAACTTGGTCATGGTCACAGACTTGATAGTGGCCGCCGCGATATCAGGGATCTCGGCGCTATCCTTCATTCTCCAGATGGTTTCGCGAACAGGCCCATCAGGCCCATCAAGCTCTTGCTGGTCGAACTCAAGGATATCCGTGATGGATGTCTCGGCTATCAAGCTTAGGCGCTCAAGGGCTCGCTGACGGGTCATTACAGCCTTGGAAGTGGCAGCCTTCGTCAATTCTTCAAGCCTTGCGGCAATCTTGGGGTTATCAAGTAACTCTTTCGCAGTACGGTTTATCGTCTCCGGCTTCATCTTGCCGGCAGCGTATGCAAGTCGATAAGCCTCGCTTGCGTTACCCGTCTCCAGGTACGCAAGGCAGAAGCTTTCTTGTTTGGGGGTCAACGCCATACTGCGTTCCTTATTGGCGACTGTTCATCACTACCAGGCACCGTTGATAGTTCCACTCAGAGAACTGACCGCCGGGGGTCTGAAGAGGAGCCCAGCTGGCCATGGTGACGGTTTGAAGCATGTAGGCGCGAAGCTGCGGGTTTTCGAGCGCTGCAGCTTCCTCGTACAGGTACTCGATGGGCTCGCCGAGGTTGATGCGCTTCATGACGATGTTGGACATCGCTCCAGCGACCAAGCAAAACAGTGCCGGCTTTTGGTGGATGTCGTTAGGGATCTTTGAGTCGGCCATTACCGGCTGACACAGGGATACTGCGATCAATGCTGCTACTGCAAAACTTTTCATAAACATAACTCCGCCAAGGGTTGGTTTTTCGCACCACAAAACTGAATCATCTCAATTTGTGGCGCGCACGAACAGTAGGCGGTCAATGATGCGGGCGACATTGCCGCGCTCTTTGACCGCCAGGATAAGCAACAGGGATAAAAAGATGGTGACGACCGGGGAGATTGAGGGCCAGTGCTTGTACAGGATTATTGAGCCCATGACCTCGATCCACTCGGAGCCAGCTACTGCGGCAATGCAGAAGGCTGTGATGCTCGGGAACAGCTTGTACTTGGCGCCATTGCGTTGGTACATGAACGCCACAACAAAGCAAAGGCTGCCGCACAACATGGCGTACAGCAGCGTATGGGCATGAGAAAGACTCATCATTCACCTCTCCGGAGTTTTCCGATAGCGGCGGGTAATTCTGTGAGCCACTTCGGGAGTTTCCCGGTGCTGAAAGTTTCAAGGACGCTGATGCTAACCAATACGGTGATGAGGCTGCATCCAAACGCGGCGATGCCGCTGGTCTTGGTCCAAGCCTGGGCAAGCACTTCGGCGGCGGCGTAGTACCCACCAACCCATCCAGCTAGCAAGTATCCGACCCGCTGCGGCGTACTCAGTTCCTTGGCCCACAAGACAAAGATTAGCGCGCCCACGAATGAGCACACGACCGCGTTCAGGTCGATCTGAGGCATACAGCTTGCAACGGCAACCCCAGCGAATCCGACAATGGTACAGGCTGCCGGGGTGGCGACATCGGCCATATTCAGTCCTTTAGTGTTTGTAGCGGAAGTGGGCCGGCGCGCTTTTATCAGATCCGTCAATCAGGTTCGACGCTGAGAAGATCACAATGCCGGCGCTGAGTGCAAAAGCAAGCGCGGAAGTAAGCCCTTCATGTTTCGATCCATCGGTTCTTTTTAGGCCCTGGATAATG